TTATTACGTTTACCAGCAGACACCGTATGAATTCATCAATACTGATGAAATCATTGGAAAATAGCGGTATTTAAAGGGCTTGACAATAATTTTAAAAATCGTGAAAACCAAGATAAGTTGATATATTTTCGTATAAATTGATATAGTTTTATATATCAATGGAGACAAAATGGAGATTCCTGAAAAATCAAATGGAGACAAAATAATATAACAGTTTTGCCGCAAAGAACTTTTGCAAAATCGTAAAAAATAGGGACAGGTAGAAATTCATCTACTTGTCCCTAAATTATTATTACATCATATTACAACATTTGTCCGTTCCATTTTCGTCTATTCTCTGTTTATTGCCTTCTTTTCTTTAACCCAAGTGGATAACTAACGGCATGTATCTAATATCTGAAAATATCTGGTTTGTACGCCCAGAGAATCTAATGGATAGATTCCATAGTGATGCACTATTTGACAAATTGCATCGAATTAGTGAATCTTGTATATCAATATTCTCTCCATTAAGTGTATTTACATCAACAATAACAATGCTATTAGCAGGTAACGATAATGAGACCGTAAGATTAGTAGCCGTTCCTGCAGGATAATTTATGTTTTTGACCCTATAGCCGCCATTGTCTATATCCCAATCGGTTTGTACACTTATTACATCGGAACCATTGTTGACTATACAAAACGGATCTCCAGTAAATATGTTTTCGATGCCGATTGTCGGTACTTTCTTACTATTTAGACTGCCGTTTAAAGAAATTAATTGATCCTGTAAAGCCTTGCCCTGTCTTGCATCCAATACAAAATTAGCCTCGGTTGTAGTAAGATTATTTGCAACATTAGCTTTATCAATCTTATTATCAACCAAGGCTATTTTATCTTGCAATGTTTTAGCTAGGGCAATTACTTTTGTAGCATCGTCTCTTGTGATTGTGATTCCGTCAACTTGAATTGTGTCTGCACCATGAAGAGTTCCGTCTTCGTCAGCAGTGATAGTAGTACCGTCAGGTGTATATTTTGTCAGTCCATCTAACTTCTTTGCGTATTCCTTTGTCATAAGTCCATCGACTTCATTTGTAGCCTTTGGAATGGCGTTAGCAGAAATTGCAACCCATTTAGTACCATTATAACGATATGTATAATCAGTGTCTTTTACATTAACCGTCCATCCGTCATTTGGAGCAGGATATGTAGTTGCAATGTCATCAAAAGTACTAACAGCATCTTTCCATTCGATATTGGTTTCAAAAGTAGAAAACTTGTTATCAACCTCAGATTTGGTATATTTGTCATCCCAAACCTTTTTCCCATTTTCAAGGTCTGTTTTTAATTGATTTTCCACACCTTCTGCTCGTGTTTTTTCTGCAGAAACCTCTGTTTTAAGTGAAGTGATTTTTTGGGTATTGTTTGAGATATTTGTGCCATTTTTTGAAATATCTTCTGTATTCTTTGACACATTTTTCTCAATTTCATCAACTTTTGCCTTTACGACTTTATTCTGAATCGGATTTGTTGAGATAGAAGAGAGAGTATCATCAACAGGCAATCCTCTAACAATGCCATTCTCGTCAATAGTAATTGTGCTTCCATCTACTTTGGATGCAATATGTCCATTATTATCATCAAGAGTAACAGGATATCTTTTTATATTCTCATTTTCGCTTTTCTTACAAATATACAATCTATCATCTGAGTATTCAAAATAATATCCATTTAGCTTGCTATTAATATTTCCAATAGCTTCGTCAATCAGCCGAATGTTACTTTTACCACCAGTACCAGTTAAGGCTTCAAACACGCTTGTCTGTAACTCATCATAGTCATCTCTAATAGACCACAATGTTACACCAGTATTCTGTAATATTTCAGACATTTAATTCTCCTTTCATTAAATTGCTTTCTTTCTTCCCAAAGTTTCTATTGATTCATTTGGGATTTCGCCTAAAGTACCAGATAAATTTCCTAACTTTAAAAAATACCAAGCTGCTGAATTTACAGGTGGATTCTCAATTGAAATATCATTATTTGCGATACGGAGTACACTGCTAACAGAAGTGTTAGCCACTCCATCGAAAATGATAGAATTATCTTTCACCTTCTCAGGAATAGCAACATTATGTTTTACATCGTTTTTAATTTTTACTTCATTAATTATCTCGGAAATTTTGGCAATATAGACCCAGAAAGTGTTTACTATTTTTAGATTTGATTCTGATGGATGTAATTTTACCATCAGTTTGTTTAAGAAGTTATTCTTTACAATGATATTGTTTTCTGTTATCTTAGGATAAATTTTAAGAGAACTGTCAACGGTTTTGGTTGTAATTTTAATGACATTTGGTTTTGTTTTTAATCCAAGTCTCAGTCTTGTTACAACCGTATTTTTAATTTTAATGACATTCGCCCTAAACAATCCTTGAGTATAAGCAGTAATTCCATGTATCATCTCAGAATAACTATGTGAATTATCTATAATAGCTTTGATGCTATGGTAATTACTTCTCATATTATTACCTCACATTTTTTAATTATCAAGAATAGTGGTGGTCAATCCATTCTCAGGAAACTCTAAAATTGCACCTCTTGGAACTTCCTGTGTTTTAGTAAGCTGTCCATAAAAAAGCATATTGCCACCAGTTTCTTGATCGAACATAGCCCAGTGAGTAATTGGTGCGGCTTGTGTTGTCCATGATTCTTCTGCCTCAGCAAAACGAAGTGTACTAGAATTTGAAATACTTCCACCATTAGCTGCACTCCAATTTACGGAATTAGAAGAAATGGCTAATCGTTTATAACTTGCTGCATCTGGTTCAGTACAATTTGATCCATTGCTTGCAGGAGCTGATTTACTCAACGCAACGTAAATAATGCTTGGTGGAGTATAACTTTCTCCTCTGAACTGATTATCAAGTGTTTTATTTTTTAAATATGTGGTCATTGCCATAATAGCTTTCCTCCTTATTTTTAATTATTTGATTAAAGGTTTGATTGAAATTTTGCCGAGATCAGCAACAAAGATAGAATTGTGAATATCTCGAATTATGATTTGATGTGTGAATTTCCCAAATAAGTTCATAGTGTCTGATGGGAGAAGAGTAATAGTAATTACATTTTCCTCATATTTGACTTCATCTGGACTATCTGTTGAAGTTTTAGATGCCAAACATTCTGTTTCTCCGTAGCTACTCATTCGCCATTCAACAGATTCTATTGCTACATTTTTAAATTCTTCTCCAAGAATTGTATATAAATCTAGCGTAATTGTCTGTTGTGATCCTTCAATCATACCAAAGTCTGAATTATTAAATACTTCGCATGACATTTGATTACCTCATTATTCTTGTGACTCCTTTGTTACATTTTTTGTTTTGTCCTTTACAATTGGATTGTTCAGAATTACACTAATCTGTGCAATTCCCTGTGCTTGCTGAATCCCTGTAAAACTCATAGAGTTCAGTATATTAAAAAGAAGCTGAATCTTATCTTTTGAATAAGAAACAACTTCCTGTTCTTGTGTGTTATTTTGTTCTTGTTCCATACTAAGCCCTTTCTTTACTTCTTTTTAAATGTACTGTTACACCATGATTTTGTTGCATAGTTACTCAATCTTGAAGACGTAACATAATTATCAAATTTTCTATATATATCACTTAATTTAGCTGCAACATATTCATTAACATATGTCTGTACATAGTCTGCTGTCGCTCCTGTTAAAATACCAGACTTACAATTCGAAAAAATAATAAGTCTAGCCCCCACACCATATGTTCCTATCGCACTAGAATAAGATGCTTCAATGTCTTCTGTACTTTTAGGAAGTGAAGAAGAAGTGATAAGTTGTTCGCCATTTGCAAAAATTGTTCCATTTAGATTGATAACATTTGATCGAATATTTAATTCGTTAGAACCATTTATATAATTACAATTCATAGAATTAGAGAATATACTATTATTGCTTATTATTGTTCCACTATTACTTCCGTTAGATAGTAACTGTATTAAGCTTGGAGATATTATACTTGTTCCATAGCTACCGTCATACCACAAATATCCATTTGTGATTCCCCAGTCACCAATTAACCCTGCATTTGCTTTCATATTTCCATATTTGTCTACAAGAAAATTGCCATTGTTTATATTGATGCTTCCACCAATAATATCTCCACTAAATGCACCTTTGTTTGCGGTCAAATTACCATCTTTATCAACCATAAACGTTCCATTACCGATGTTAATAGAACCACCACTAACAAGACCACTAAATACACCACTTGAAGATTTTAAAATTCCAGCGAATTCAACGTCACCATCAGAATTGATATAAACTTGTTTTTGATTATCTTTATAGATAGAAAAAAGCTCAGAGGCATTATTCGGTTGAATCTTCACAGAATTTTTCCCACTTGAAGCAATAAATCCATCATCATTAAATTTATAAGTACCTGAATCATTCTCAATCCAAAGATTTTCTGACATCACTAATTTTGACATTAAAACTTCCGCATTGATTCCATATGCATAATTTCCATTTTTATCAATGGGTATCTTACCGATAGCCATTTTGCTTGTCTGAAAACCATCATCGGAAAATACCATCATATTATTGATAATCTTAATCTGTTCAGGATCGAAGTCATTGCGCTCATTGTTCCACTGTCTGAAAGTCATACCTGTTTCATCCCAAACTTGGCTCTGATTTTTTGCATTTTGAATCTGGACTGTTGCAACATCCAATCCATATTTCCGCATTTCTTCGACAAAATTACTTTGATTTACGGACTTATCATATTGGTCTTTATTAAACTGAAAGCTCATAGCAGCCGAATTAGCTTGCGCTTGAATACTAGATGCATCTTCATAAATATCATGTACACGAATAGCATCAGAGAAAGTTACATCAATCTTACTTGTGTCATTATAATCGACCGTGAAGCTAATCAGCCTTAACTTCACAACCGTATCATAATCCGTTGCCATTCTAATAAAATTGCCAAGTTGAAAATATTTCAGAAATCCTTTGAATTGCGGAATAGTAAGAACATTAGAAAGAGTAGAAGAGTATTGATATTGTGGTCTACATTTTTTAGATAAATCCTTCCATGCAACATCATATAACTGTCGCTCAATATCAAATCTTTCTGTGTCTGTTGTATTATCTGTGGTGATATAGTTATCATTACTATATGTTTCTTCTACAACATAAGAATCAAGTGTTTTCCATTCATCCTTAGTAAACCATTTATCCATACCTAACTGAGATTGAACAGCATTTCTTTCTGCGATAATAGAATTATAAACTTCTGTAGCAGAATCAACCTCGGTTTTTCTTTTGTTGTATTCGGCAGTAACACTATTCAAATTTTCAAGGTTCTGTTGATATAGATTATAGTTAAAAGAGTCTGGTTTGTTCATGCCTTGGGCACAATAAACTTCATCTATATTCTTGAATGATTTAACCTTAGAATCCAAAAACTCTAATCCATATTTAGTCCAATCCTTAGAATCCAAACTATCAGGTAATCGTGTTTCGAGACCCTGGATTACGCTAATCTGATCGCCAAGACGTTTCATAATTTCTTCATATTGTGGTTTCAAAGACTGATATTTTTCATTATATGCTTTCACCTTATTCTGAATAGATTCTTCCATTTCTGGTAGATAATACTCAAAATTGTAAATCTTATTTGTGCTATTTGGGTTGACTTCATTGATATAAATTCCATCACCGCCATTTACACGATAGCATGTGATAATACTATTTTCATCAATGGTTTCTGTCATTGACTGAGCCAAGTTATCCATAGATACATAAATGCTCGTATCTTCACCATAATTATCCAGGTCATATGCATTTATGGTCTGATTGAACGTGTTAAATACGAACAGACAATTAAAAGCCTCAGAAACGTCACCTGTAAGAAATGAATATACATCAGTATCGTCAATATCAAAACTTCTCTGTTTGTTAGCAAGAGTAGCATCTACATGACCAACTGACCAACTTGGAGCAACATTTAATACTCGATTCAACAGACTTCCCTTTGGGTTGGCAGGATCGTAGAAGATGGTCTTTACATAATTATCATACAAAATCTCCCCTGTATTACATTCAAAATCAATAAGTCGCTTATTACATAAAGTACATTCCAATGAGTTTGCAGTAATACTTTTTGAGATTCCTGTATCTTCGATATTAGTCTCCACATGAATTTTGTACCAACTAATACCTTGAATCATTATCAGACGGTCTTCTTGAAAATCGTCATAATGTTCATATTTCTTACCATTGATGTCTCTATAGATTTTAAAAGAAGCAGTCTGATAAGCATTTAGATTAAAAGTAAGAGATAAATCATCATAGATGCTTACTGCACCAAGAAAAGTTTTATCCTTTTTAGCAATGTAGATAATTGGTTTTTCAAGATTATTCAAAAAATCAACTGGTAAATTAAATGATTGAACTGCCATCAGATCACCACCTTCCTTATTGGTCTATATTTCATCGTAAGAGTGCAATTACCATCAATTTTAAATATATTTGTCCTTTTATTTAAGTCGTTTACAATACGTGGTATTTTGTAGTTTGTATCATTATAGATTTTATGGGATATAGCTGTAGAAGTGATTTCTAAGATTGTTCCATCAATTTTTATAACTTCATTATTTATGCAATTATCCAGCTTAAAAAATTCACCCGATGTTTCATTGGTAATTTTAAGGTTACAATCACTGGAAATGTCGATTTCTATATCGGGATAAATATAACCAATTTCATCACTCATATCTACAAATTTTAGCACACCAATACCATTTTCTGTTGTTGCTTTTAATGTTATTAACTGTCCAAATCCAAATGGAGCATCGGTTATCCCTGTGATTGCAATTCCCATAATATCACCAGCTATAGAAATAGGGGATACATTTAATTGTGCGTTAAAATGAACTGTATCATAATCTAATCGTGTAACTGTGAATTCCTTATAATCATCTTTCCTCTGTAACCATCGAGCAATTGCAGAATACTCATATGAATCAATTGGCTCAAAATTCTGTTTCATAACTTGGAATTCAAACTTAATCGCTTCTGAATAATTTGCGTTTCCACTTTTATACCATCTATTTTGTGTATGAGAAGATGCTAGTGTAAACTCAATAGTACCGCCAGATGTGTCAGATGGTGAACTGCCATCAAATTCACATACCATCAATCCATACTCATCAGAGGTTTTGTTATCAAAAGTAAAACCACGAGTTTGAATTGTCATGGTAACCTCCTTTCTTTTTACATCATTTTCTTCATTTCTTTTTCATATTTCTTTTTGAGTTTTTTCATTTCTCTGTTAGTGCCAGAAAACTCTTTATTCAATTTCTGTGTCGCAGAAATAATATCCTGTAGTTCTTGAATATCACTTCCAAAACTTTCAATTTCTTTCTCTAATTCAGCGTTCTCTTCCTGCAACTTCCGAATCTGTTCATCACGTTCAAGAAGCAGTTTTTCAAGAATACTTACTTTTCTTTCATTAGTCACTTCTGACATACGTTTTCCTCCATTAAAATAGGAGAGGACTATTACATCCTCTCCATAAATTATCTTCTTACACCTTTAGCATAGGTAGCTTGGTTAATCTTTCTTACAACATTTTCAGCCTGTTTCTGAGCGACACCTTCCATCTGTTTAACAATCTGGTCTGTAGCGACACCTTCAACAATAGTTCTATTGTCGATTTGATAAGTAGGAGATTGAGATGAAACTTTCTCAATAGGAATGTTCTTCAGATTGCCAATAATAGAGTTAATCTGTGGAATAACAGGCTTAAAATTCAACAATGCTTGTGTCTGTTCCTTAGAAAGTACAGCTTCGCCACGTTGTAAGAAACTAATACCATCTTCACCAGAAAGTTTAACAAGATCCTTAATCACACCGCCAGTTGAGAACGAAGCGTCTTTTATAAGTTTCTTGAGAGCTGAAGTAATTTTTTCCCTATCATTCTTACCAGACAAATCACTTTTTACAGATACACCAAGTTTCTTCGCAAGAGCAACTTCATTAGCCTTACTCAGAACTTGTTTATGCTGTTTATCATAAAGATACTGATTAAGAGCACCGTAATACGATTTCTTGTGTGTTGCCGAATCTGAATGCTTAGATATCCATTCTGTAATATCACTCGCTTTCTTTCTGAGTTTATTCAACTCCTGTTGCTTGTCAGCATTGTTATTACCAGAAGAACCAGAACCGTTTCCGCTAGTTCCAGAATCATTTGGCGATCCAATACCTTGTGTTCCATTGACATTTGTTTCTGCATACTTGGCACTTGCTTCAGCGGCTCTGTCAGCAGCATCACAAATAGATTGCCATGAAGATGCAATCAATCCAAGCTGTGCGGTAATATTTGGAATGTTAGAAGATAATGTACTTGCATAATCACCTACAGCAGATCCACCCTTTTCCCAAGCATTCACAATGTACGAAGATATATCATATCCAGTATCCTTTGCAATTTTCTCAATATTAGATGCAACCTGTGAAGAATTTGCATTTACATATGTGAGAGCATCGGAGAATACTTTATTGGTATCCTTTAAATAATCCTCTGCTTGCTTTTTGCTATTTTCAAGCATTTTATCGAGGGAATCCTCTTGGTCGGAAATAGAGCGATCATACAATGTATCCTCTCTATCTTTCTGTGCATCCTGAAGGTTAGATTTGAGCTGTTGCAACTTTTTACGATTCTCTTCAGAGTCATCAGATTCCAGTGCCGCAATTTGTTTTTCAATTTTAGCGATATTCTTATTTTGATCAGCGATCTTTGACTGAAAATCATGCAAATCCTTCTCAGTTTCTAATAATTTTTTCTTCTTATCAATAGCATCAGAAAGAGCATCGTTCTGCGCATCGAGTCCTTGCTTTACATAGGCAACTAATGACTTCTTTGCTTCATTTGCAGACTTAATAGAATCACGCTGACCTTGCTGATAAGTTCTTAACTGCGAATTGTAGTCAGTAAGACTAATCTCGCCATTCTTATACATCTCATTCAGATCAGCAATAGCATCTTTGTACTTTTGAGCCTCCGCAAGATATGTATCATAATTCTGTGCAGTCAATCCCATAGCAGTAATGCCATCCTGCGTAATCATTCCTGTATCACTGTCAAACAGATTGTCAGAATCAAGCATGTCAATTAAGAAATCTGTCTCGTCTGTGATGTCTCCAAGTTTATTAAGTAATTCATCAAAACGGTCAAACTTCAACTCATTGATAGATTTTTGAAACTCTGCAAGTTCCTGTTCGTCCTGTTGAATGGCTTCATAGACACCATTTAAAGCTTCTTGCGCTTCATACCATTCATTACTGCCAAACTTAATCGTAGATAATTTCTTTGCAAGTTTTTCAGCTTCTTCTTGTTTAAGCTTCATGTCAGACTTAACGGCATCTGCTTGACGTGTATAATAAGCTTCACCTATTAACTGACCTTTTGCTTCAGCTATACTAAGAGAATTGGAAACAGCGTTCTTTCTCTGCTCAATCAGCCCGGCTTTATTGTCATATCTTGCCTGTACCTCATCAAACCGATCTTTTCTAGCCTGACGTACATTAGAGGTATGATCCTCTTTAGCCTGATTATAATTATCAGTTGCGGTATTCTTTGCAAGAAGATATTCATTATGTGCTATGCACTTTTCTCTAAGACTGTCATTTTCAATCTTGTTAATAAGATTATACGAAATTGACTTATTGGATTTTAAATTACTCTTAATAGAATTAAATTCCTTTTGAGTAAGACCAATGTTTTTAGCTTTTGTTTTTTTAAGAGACTTTGTAAGAGAACTCTTATTGGATTTATAACTCTTTGTTGCACCAGTATAAGCAGTTTTTGAAGCTGATAACTGGCTATTGTAGTTTTTAATAACCTGTTTATATAGACCTTCGATATCAGACGTACCAATTTTCTTTGTTGGATTAAATGTAAGATTACCTACCTTGGCATTCAGAATATCCATCTTTGTTCCAAGTTTTTCAATCTTATCAGAAGAACTGTCAATCGGATTGTTCGCTAAAGTCTCATATAAATCCTTTAACTGATCCGTAAGACTGGCAACTTGTTCCTTACAAGATTTTGCTTTCTCATAATAGGTCTGATAATCCTTTAATGCATTTTTCAGGTTTTCATTCTTAATAGAAGCAATACCATCTGAACCAAGTGTTCCTTCACGGATAAGTCTCTTATAATGTTCAAGTGTCTTGGATGATACACCGACCTTTTTTACATTTTTTCCGCTTGTCTTTGTAGAACCACTTATTCCACTAAAACGTGAACCAGATACAAAATCCTTACGAGATGAAAGCTTGGAAACTCTTACAGATGCACCAGTATGAGGGGACTCAATAAACTTACCGTCTCCACCATAAATACCTACATGTGTGATGTTGTTCTTGCTTCCAAAGAATACTAAGTCACCAGCCTGCAAATCACTTTTTGAAGTAATCTTTGTTCCCATCTTAGCTTGATATGATGCTTTGTGTGGTAAACTTACACCAAACTTTTTGTAAATCTGTTGAGTGAAACCAGAACAGTCAGCACCTTTCGTAAGACTTGATCCACCCCAAACATATTTCAGTCCAAGATAGTCTGTAGCAGTATCATATACAGCATTTCCACCTGAAGAAGATGAGGAGGATGAAGAAGTTGTCTTTTTACTGTTCTGTGTTTTCGCAGCTTTATCAGCATAAGACATATATTTTTTGTATGCTTTTTCTTGTGCGGTAATAGCCTTTGTTGTAGCCTCGATTGCTTTTTTGGTTTGATTTTTTTTACTACCAAACGACAGAAGGTCATCAATCCTATCCTTTGCTTTTGAAGCCTTGTCTGCAAGATTATTAAGTTTAATCTCAATAAAATCAAATACTTCGGCAGCGTCAGACTTTGTTTTTGATTTAGATTTTGATTTTTTTGATGACGGAGATTTATAACTTGATGAACCAGAAGAATTTACTTTCACTTGTGGTATATCTAACTTTGCACCAGCAGAAGTTGTTACACCATTTACAATGCCTTGAATTGCACTGTTAATATTGTTGCGCATTTCATTAGACATAATTGGATTGTCTGATAGTCTTTGTTTTAATGCTGCAAGTTTATTTAAAGCTTCTGTACCTGCGCCAGCCATTTTAGCAAGAGTGTAAATATTTTGACAATCTGCATCAGTTACAATAGTGTTTTTGTTACAATACTGTTTTTCTAATGTGAAAGCTGCAAGTTTTGCTTTTTCCTGTTCTGTAATATCACCAAGATTTTGAAGTTTAAGAATATCAGCAACTGTGGCATTTTGCAAATCTGTGGATGCATCGGCAGAAAGAAGTTTTTCAAATCTAAGTTCTTCTTCCTTTTTTGTCAAAGCCTCTGTTACAATTTGCTCGGCATTTTTAACACCCATATCTTCAAGCTGAGTGATATAATACTGTTTGTTTTCATCAGTAAGGTTTGCCAAGAAATTGCCATCGTTTACCCATTCAGTAGCAAGAGCATTGGCAGCTTTCTGGCACTGATCCATGCTAGATTCAGAACTACCCATTACCTCTTCAAACTTATCCCAAGATTCAAGACCACGGACTGAAACATCAAATCCTGCTAAATCAGAAGCGGATGCAACTGTACCATTCTTCTTGTCAGCAAGCATATCAGACATCTTAGAAATCTGTGCAGACATAGAAGAAAGTTGCGTAGAAGCGTTTACAAGACCATTTATTTTCTGTGCAAGTTCTTCAGCTGATAAACCTGTGTCAGACATAAGTTTCTGACCACCAGCAAGTTCTTCGATAGAATTTTCGGTTAGTTGTCCTGCATTCGCTAAATCGAGAAGGTCATCGGCTGCACCTTTGAGGTCTGAATCATCTGCACCTTTCAGGTTCATCCATGCTTCTTCGAAAGAAGTGAGAGAGGCTGTAGCTGATGCTGTATTTTCTGTTATGTGGTTTTTCCATTCTTGCATAGCAACATCAGCGTCATAAATCCCTTGTTTAGCTTTGTCTGTTGCGGAATATACATCGTAAAATTCCTTTACTTCTGATGCTGTATTAATACCTTCTTCGTTGAAAAAAGCTTTGATTTTATCAGGATCATTAAAACGATTGATTGTATCTTCATAATCTTTTACATTATCATCTACAAACTCAAATCCTAATCTTATCTTTAAATCTTGCCAATTATCTTCACCTAAAGCTTTTGCAAGCTGTTGAATTAATTTATTGACCTTTTTTTGAACTTCCTCTGGGCTAAGATCTGTATCATCAATATTAAATGAGAACAAATCATTATAAGCTTTCATTATTTCTGGCCTACCAGACTCGATATCATTAATAAGATTATTTATGAATGTTCTAGCATTTGTTTCGTTGGTGAGATTATTCTCATCTATAAAATCTTGTGACAGACTATTTATATATGTATCGAGGAATTGCTGTTCTTGATCAGATAATTTATAATATTCGTCACCAGACTGAGCAATAGCAGACAGCGCATTTTGAATAGCTGACACGCTTGCATCAATTTCTGATTGATACTTTTGAATTAATGCTGTCTTTTTCTCGATATCTTCATTAGTAAGTTTGTTTTGACCAAAAATTCCATCATAACCACTGTCAATTTCTGACTGAAGTGCTAAAATCTTTTCATAATTGCTATCACCAAACATCTTTCGTTTGCCGACAACATTGCCATTTGCATCTGTATGTGCAGTCTGATATTGGTAATTATCAAATACATCTTTGATGGAATCACCGTTATCATTTTCACCATTAACAAGATCCATTGCTTTGTTCTTTTTGTATTTATCATATTCAGCGTTTAAATTACTGAGTTTACCTTGAACAAAACCGATTTTGTTACCCTCATCATCATACCGAGCAAGAAGACTTGGCATCATGTCTGAAATTTCAGATACAACCTGTTTGTATTCATCATATTGATCAGTTGTAAGGCTAACATTTTCTCCTAATGAATTTACACCCTTGGATAATTCGTCATACTGTTTTTGTAAGTCAGATAGTTTGCTATCATTAGAACTGAATTCATCGTTCATTGAACTGAACGAACTCGCAAAACCTTCGGCTGATTCCTTTGCATTGTCGGCTGCATGAACCAGATTATCTAATCCTTCAATAGCTTTAGATATTACGAATCCTGCTAAAATTCCGACAACCATATTTCCTGCAAGAGCAAGACCTTTGAGAGCCACTTGACCTGCTTTAGCAGAAAATGTCATAGTATTTGTCGCATTAGATATAGTTTCTTCAGAAAGTATTACAGAATTTCCTGACTTTATTAAATTTTCTTCATTATCAAACAGTTCCTTTGCTGCACTCGAACTTGTCTGCATAGTTTTATACCATGCTGTTTGTGAAGACACACCTTCTTCCGAAACTAATCTATTGAATTCTTTAATATTGTCTAAATCTTTTGATGTTATAAAAGATGATAAGGAATTCCCAACACCTTTTATTCCTCCAACATTATAAGCATTAGCTATGTCTGCATAGCTTGAATTTCGTATTCCATATTTGTTTGCATTTCCTGTAACATTTTCGTCTATTGTTCTGAATATCGTACTATGATATAATAATCTATATATGTTTGAGTTATATAAATTAAGGAGATTAATTATGAAATATTGTTCAAAATGTGGAAGAGAGCTATTTGATAAAGATATAGAATGTGATAAATGTAAATCTATAGATTTTATTTCTGAAAAAGAATGTAAAGAAATCATTCGAGAAATAAATAATGCCAATATGTTTTCAAAAAAGAAATTATTGAAAGATCCTATCTATAAAATGGTGAATGATTTTATTATAAACAAGCCAAAAAATTATTTTGCCCAACATATCACAAATAGCAATAATGAATCAAATGAAGAATATTTTAATAGGATAAATCAACATACCATTAAGCAATCTACTAAGCATAATACTAATTGTCCATATTGCCATTCAACAAATGTCACAAAAATTGGCACAGTTAATAGAGCAGTATCAGTCGGTGTGTTTGGTCTTGCCAGTAGTAAAATTGGTAAAACACACAAATGCAATGATTGTGGTAGCACTTGGTAAATTTTGACAATACTTAACAAAACGTATGTTTACAATATTCCTTCTTTTAATAAAGTGATATGATTATAAATATAATATTATTTTATACAAAGGAGGTTGATGGATATGGGAGACGTAAGTATAAGTAAGGCGGCATATGAACTAGCATTTGAATATATGAAGGAAAATCAAATGTTAAAAACATCATACGATAACCCTCTTGGCAAAAGAATGGGAGAGTTTGAAAAGGCTTATAATCAAATATATTCTGAGTTAGAAAATAAGAATATATTAAAATAATTTTACGTTGCCAATAAAAGACTTATCGAAAGATGAGTCTTTTTATTTATACAAAAATAATACGGAGTCATAAAAATATGACTCCGTATTACCTCATGTGTTAAACGCATGTCAAAAGACAATTGTTTAAGTTCCTCCTGATGTCACATACCTATCAGCTAATGGACACCCATTTCTGTTTGATATGGTACAAGTCAAGGCTAATGGACACCCATTTCCTTGTTTGTAATAGGTATTATATCAAATAATAAACTTGTTGTCAATGCTAGAATAATTTTACTAGCCCATACGAATTAATGTTTTCTTTGTAGCCATCATATATTTTTGGTTCTAAAACATTCCATATAGAATGTTGAATTTTATATCCATTGATATATCTTATACAATTATATGCAACGATATCTGCCATTTGTAATCCAATACTGTTTTCTTCTTTTACAGTAAAACTCGTTGTGGTTATATATTTATCAATCGCCTCTGGGATGTAAATGTTAGTACCATTTTGTAGAATATTAAAATAATGTTTTTGTATTTTTCTATTCTGTGTTTCTTCTCTTGATTCAAATACTATGCTCCCACGAGCTTTATTTTTTATTAAAAAGTGTATATAACTATTTATTACAGAAGAGAAAAGTATCTCATATATATCATGAGATAATTCAGGATATTCCTTAAGATACTCCTTTACATTAGTATATGCAGTTATTACTTTAAAATCTGTTTCATTAATACTTTTTCTTAGTGAAGTCCAAAACTTAGTCTGCATATCAGTATTTGAACATAGAATCTTAAAATCTTTCTGCTTTTTAAGAATGTCAGTATAATGAAATACGATGTTAGAATTTCCTAAAATAGATTTTGTACTCTGTATAGAGGGTATCAAGAATTTTTTGTAATCATTTCTTGATATTATAATACCACCAAGTAACAAATATGGATTTGTTTTTGTTTCTGCGCTTTCATCTAAAAATAATATATAATCTGAATTTACCATAGTATCCACCAATCATTAGTATTTAATATTACCATTATATACCAATAATCGACAGAATACTATCAGAACGTATGTTTTGAAAAAGTTTTAGAAAATGTGGGGAAAATACATTAAGAAAAGTGCATTAATAAGTAGGAAGACGAAAGAGAGGTCAAGTTAATGAACAAAATCAATTTAATCATTTCCTTTATTGAAAATTACGGTACAATTGTTAGTCTTGGACTTTACATGGTAATACCAATTGTAAAATTATTACATAGCATGAAGAATCAACGGAAATCATTTATGTTTCATTTCAAAAATAAATATTTTGAATGTAAATATAATATGAAAGAAGAGTAGCAAACCGACTACTCTTCAAATCTGTTACTGTAATGTTTTTACAATTCCACGCCAATAATCGAAGCGTCCCTTAACATTCTCACGACTTCCTGTACCACTCTGAACATATTGTTTATATTCTTCATTAGAATCATATGTTGCAATAAATTCAGATATCTTCTCTGCAAGACGAGAGAATGATTTCTTGTCTTTAACGATTCTATAACCACTATATAAAATTTGTGGAATAGAAGTGGATGGAATTTTTACTTCACTATCAAATGATTCGTTAAATCTATCCATAGCTTCTTTTAATGTGTCAGCTCTATCAAGATACTGATCTGCATAATCAGCCACATAAATATCAATATCTTTTGTTCTAAAAGATGTAAACTCCTGTTCTTGATTAGATGATATTAGCATCATAGCTTGGATAATTGTATCTCTGTCTGTTCCATTCTTTCGCTGTGTCTTCGACATGATTTTATCCATGAATGGATGATTAGCGAGAGAGTAGACCTTTTCACTGAACTCATCTGATTCATGCACTACACGAAGCAATTTACCATTCAAAGGTTTCCCTGAATTCTGACGAGCAAACATGATTTTTACTTCTTCATCCGTATAATCAGATAATGTGCAAAATTCTAAAGTGCAAGCAAGAAGTGTTTCTTTTACTTCGTCATCAAGTTTCTTGAACTTCTTTCCTGCAATTTCATATTCCTTAATAATTTGTTCTCCATTTTCTTTTACAGATATGAATACATTTGGAGTATCTTTACTCAATGAGAATACATCATTGATATAATCAATACAGGTAGATGTTCTCTGAGAACCATCTAACGGATAGATTATGTTTTCTTCCTCTACAACATAGATTGGGTTAACTGGAATGCCACTTAATAAGCTATGAATCAACAGACTCTTCATGCGAGTATTCCACTGTCCAGTCGGACGTTGTAGACGATGTTTAAACGATATATTTCCCTTCTTGTTTTGGTTATTTATCCATTGTAAAGTGCGTTCTTTGCTAGAATTTTTCATCATGCTACCTCCTTAAAAATACAAAAATTTTTATATTTTCACAATAGCATAATTGTAAAATTTTGTAAATAGAATTATTCAAAATTTGAATATTTTTCTTTCTGCATTATTCGACAAACTTACGTTCTGGATTTATGTGGTTGGAAATATATGGTAATATAATACCAAGCAAACTGTATTTGAGTTATCGTATCTCAGGTCAATAGCACGACAGAATGCTCGGTATTTACCATACGAAGTGCCATATTTGTAGTTTGGCACGATTCACATCGGAAATAAATTCAGCTCGTTCTGAGCAATACATTTCCCAACTTTAAGAAATACTACAAAGAAGGGAGGGTAGAATTGGAAGTATTTAAAATACTTGTAAGTGGTGGACTTTTAGTATACGGCTGTCATTTTCTTTGTGTCATAGTTGATACAATTGGAAAGTGTTATACTGTTAATAAGTGCAAAGACTATACGGACTCACAAACCAAGTCTTTATCACAAATGTTCACCAAGACTAGAAAAATCTTTCGTAAATAATTCTATTTCTGTATTTGTCATTTATTTCCTTTTATTCCTTAATTGAGGGCAGGTCATCACGACTGTCCTCTATTTTACTTTATTTATTCTCTTTTTACTATTGAAATAATCATTGATGTTTGATACAATAAATTTGTACATACCGACCAATTTTATGTACTACCCCCAATGTTACAATATAGGGAGTCTTTGATTTTTGGTAATCTCAAAGACAATTTAGCACTACAATACAGCAGTTGTAGTGCTATTTTATTATTCTCTATTTTACTCGATTGAAATCAAGATTTCTTGGTTTTGTGTGTTTCTTCAAACTTACGGTACACACGAACCCTGCTGTTGTCCTATTAACAATGTGCTATTTAATAGGGTTAGAGTAGCAACACTCTTTTACGCTTTTATATCTCAGTCACGAGAGTAGTGCGATAACTACGTATGGAGTCCCTTTTACAAGCTATTTTGTAATAACTCAAAATCGTTTAGACTCTCTGAACACCTCCACTATAATATTCTCTATTACAATAGAATCCGTTGCTGATTGCCGATTTAGTCCATTAAGGACATGATACTTAGGGTTTCCCCATATACCCAAATAACCTCCATTTCTGGATTTGACTTTTCTTGTTGTTACCAACATCCTTTCGGAATACATTCACGTTCGCCATTTCTAGCCACGTTGTAGTGTGTTATTTTATATATACGGTATATTTTATTTCTTCCCAGCACTGTGAGATAGCAACTCACAATTACGATTTATTTTGAAACATCTATAGGTTGACTAGACCTAATCTTCCCAACTCTTGATTGTTGTCTTGAGTTAGGTGGGCATATTCAAAACAATAACAATAATTTGAAAAATTACGCACTCACGTAACATTTACCGATGTTTTTAAAACTAAGACCTGCTCCAATAGCAGCTAATAAAGTAGGTATTGCATTACCACTTTTTACAATACCATCTAAAACTTCAATTAATTTTCCACCTGCGTCAATTGCACCTTTAAGGAAATTCGAATTTAAAGTGTCATTCGCAAGCTGTTCCAACTTTGCCTGAGCTAAGTCAATTGAAGCCCGAATTGATTTACTATATTCTTCATTTTCCTCACGAGCTGAACCTTCTGCATGTGTTGCTTCTTCGTAGCTCTTCTTAAGGATATCAATATTACTAAGGGCGGCAGCTAGGGCATTACTTTGCTGCTTACCTGCCAAAGCCTCTAAAAGCGAAGCACGATCAATGTCACTAAGATCCTTCCATTTTTCTCCAATACCAAGGACAATATCATATATATCCTTATAAGTATCTTTGTCCTTCATAATATCAAAACCTGTAATTCCTTTTACAAGTGCTTGTAGTTTTGATGTAGAAGTTACAAGACCATCTGTGTCTTCGCCCATCTCTTTAAGCTCTGTTTCTGATCCACGCAATCTGGCTGAAACTGTACGCCACATATTTCCAACCTTTTCTGGGTTCTGCAAAACTGAGTTCGTTGCCGTTACGAGCGAAACTGACTTTTCAAGTGAGGTGGAAGCAGCGTTAAATGAAGCGGCACTTCTTTGCAATGCTTCGCCTATGCCTCCTGACGAGATCGCCTCATTGTTCGAAACTTCGTTGAATACATCGACTATGTGTTCTGCTTGATCTGCTTCAAGCTGAAAACCTTTTAAAGTTGAGATAAGTGACTCGTTAGCTGTATCAATGTCAATTCCATCACCAACATTTTTATAAAGCTGTGAGATTTCTGCTAATTGTTTAGCGTCTGGAATACTATATCCATTTTTAGACCAATCCGCAGTGGCAGCAATAGTATCAGAAATTGTACCTCTGACTTCTTTTGCAATATCTGCATAACTGTCAAAGTCGGCATAAATCTGTTTTGATGACTGTTCAGATACTTTCGCAAGTTCTGTAATCTGTGTATTCAACTCAGTCACAGTAGACGCAGCTTGCTTGATTACATTAATAACATCATATACCCCAACCATTCCTGCCATCTGAGCAGCAATCTGATGGAATCCACTATTCTTTAAAGTGTCAAACAATGTTCTGCCAGCACGACCAGCTTCGACTTCGGCATTATAAATCTTTAAGATTTCACCATGAATCTTGTCAAGACTCATGCTAGGATTACCACTTTCAATTTCAGCATAGTAAGCTTTAATCTTAGCTTTTGCCTCAGAAGACATCTTGCTATTTTCATTGAGAAGCTTATGAATCTTGTCTAATTCTTTCTGACCTGAAACAAAGTTATATCCCTTCTCAGAAGCCGACATATTGGTAACAGTAGCGATAGTATCTTTGATTTTCTTTTCATAGTTATCTAATCGGTTGATATCATCACTTGTCACCAAACTAGCATCTTTACCCTTTAATTCATTAAGCAAAGTTTCATACTCTTTAACAGCATTCTTGACAGCCTGTACATTTTCTAAATATGTACTACTTGTCCAACCACCATCATTAAATCTGTCAATAGTTGTTTTATATTTGTCAATTTTGCCGTTATATGAATCTAACCGTTTATCATACTTATTAAGATTTACATTTGCATTCTGTTCTTTTGCCTGTGTATTTTCCTTAACTTTCTGAGTGTTCTGTTCTAATACATTATTCTCTTCTTTGATGGAATTGGTAACAGATTCTGTAGAAGCAGATGAAATATTCGTTTCAACCCCAATATTTTTCTGAACATTGGATAATCTGGTCATTTCATCAACTAAATTAGAAACCTTGACAGATGTAGCCTCAACTTGCGTTTGAAGTTCAAAGAATCTATCAGTAGGAACAGTATAATCGTCAAGTAAACTCATATGAGTTTTTAAATCATCAAACTGATCTTTTAATTCAGATACTTCTTGTGATAATTTCTTAAATTCATCATTGTCAACAAGATTAACTTCTTTACCAGAAATACCGCCAGTAGCAGATTTCTTTTGTAATTCGTCATATTTCTTATTTAATTCTGAGATTTTATTCTCTAGTTTATCAATTTCCTTTGACGATTTATTAACATCAACAATAGGAGCAGAAGAGTTTCCAATTCCTTTTGATAAATTAATAATCTCATTTATCTTATTCTCTAATTTGTCAAATGTTTGTAACTGTTCTTTTAATCCAGAATTACCAAACTCGAATGTGAATTTATCTAATTTAAGTTTCTGTAATTCCTTAATTTTATCAATTACCTTATCATCTTTTGCATCTAACTGAATTGTAATTTTCTGTTTACCAGCCTTAGAACTAATTCCGTCAAATACACCATTTGTATCTTTTTCAAATTGTGCAAGACTGGATCTGTAATCAAAACCAATCTTGATAATATCTGAACTTGCCATAATTCACATCCTTTCTAAATTGTGCAACGTTTTCTATACTCATCCTTTAATCGCTCATGATACTTATGCATTTCTCTATACACACTGAAACTAGCAGGAATGTTATACCAACCATGATAAGTACCTTTTGGATTGTAAATAAAATCTGACATAAGATCTGAAGGTGTGATTTGATCATAGTTATCAAACATTCTTTCAGGTGTTACTTCTACACCACCATAAAAAATAGTACCGTGGCTATTTTTATAAAATTTGTTATAAGATCTATATAAGTTATGCGTTCTTACATATTGTTGTGGCGTGTAATCGCTATAATATAAATCAATAAATGACACGTAACCATCTGTTAATCTCTGTTGAGCTTCATGTGCTAATTCAGAAGCTTTTTTCTGAGCCTGTTTTCCCAAATATTTAATAGTGTCTTTATTTAATCCCATTCATCTCACCTCCAAAAATTTCACTATTTTTACACTAAAACTAAAATAGGAGAGCAGTAGTAACCACTCTCCATAAGAAAAGCCCTATACGCTTTGACACGTATAGAGCCTAATATTTAATAATTATGTATAATTCCGTATATTAACCCTACAAATCCAAATACGAAATAATAATGACTTGTTGTTAATGTGAAATTCACAAACGACTGCAACGCTTCTACAAAGATATTATCAACTCCAAATAGACTGAGAAACCATGCACCAATAAGTCCATAAATTATTCCTTCAATCATATAAATCCTCCAAAGAAATTTGAATTTACTTAGACTTCTTTAAATCCACCATTCTTAGCAATCTCAACAATCTTATCTAAATCTTCCTTTGGAATCTCATCGAGTTTCTTACTTACAACGTCCATAAGCGGTGTGAGAGTAGCTTCGCCAAGAGCCTTGAATCTATCTACCTGTTCTGTGATAAAACTGTGAATCTCGTACTTATTGACAAGTAAATCATTTTTCTTTGCTTCCAAAAGATGATTGAATTCAGCCATTTCTGCAAATGGAATCATTGGTGGAATATCTTCTGCACCATTTCCAATAAATAAAATGTCAAATAATCCTGATTTCTTTAACTCATCATATTCTTCAAAGAATCCATCGGTCTCTACAGTAAGGTTTGTATACTGTTCAACGAAAATTCTTGTTTTAAGTAAATACTCAGCAGAAGAGTTTACTTTTACATTTCCTGTCTCTTTGTCAATCATAGTTGCTTTGAGTAAATTACTAATAAGAGCATCCTTCTTAACAAATGGTACATAAGGTGTAATCTTGACATTACTCTTAATAAAATCATCCTTAAGTTTCTGATTAGCAATATTATTATACTTTTCACAAAATTCTTTAATTGTCATAATTCCTTTTTCTCCTTTTAATCATTTATTGGTGAGAATTTATTGCATTCTCCATTATTTATTTCACTCTGAATTCGACCTTCTATAGCTTTTTTTAGAAGACTACAGTTTCGTTTGTATCTTTTACATCCGATGCAGTGAGATTTAAATTCATCAAACTGTGAAGCATTGTCAAAAACTCCAATATAGTCAACAGGATAGATAGTCAGTTCAATTCTAGGATTCTCTGAATCATAATAAATTCTCTGTGGTCTAAATAAAGCTACATTGTCATCTTTCCAGATTAATTGTGTTTCAGTAATAGTGTCATCTAAACACTTTTCATAGTTCGCACAATCCTTGTCAATTCTGTCAAAATAAAAAACAGCATCTATATTAAAATGCTGTGTACTGTTTACTTCCAAATCCCAATTTTGTAATTTAACTTGTTCTTCAATTATTTTCTTAAATTTCTTTTTATAATCTTTTGCTTCCTTCGTTTCATATACCATAGCCATAGGTCTACCATTTTTCATTATAGTTCTAACTGAAGTGTAATGATTGACCGAAGGCGGGAGAGGAGAAGTAAGTTTTAAAATATTTCCCATTATTCCTCCAATATAAAAAGAGCAGTTCCCGAAGAAACCGCTCTTTCATATTTCTTATATTCAATTGTTATATGTATTTGGTTAGCTATTAATAATCATTGGATAAAGCTCCCATTTGGCGTTGGGATACTTATCTACATTTTCGATTACAATTTTATGTACGTCATTCATATTTTCAACATTTTTATCAATATGAATAACCTTGCCTCCTGTAATTTCATGTTCCTCACAAATTAAATTAAAATACGTCATAAACCTCGCCTCCTCATCTCCTTATACAGAATAGTTCATACAAATCTACATGTAATACTCTTGATAATGTAATGGCATGACTAAGCAATATATCCTTTGTCAATCCATTTTCTAAATTGGAAAGAGTTGTAGTAGATATTCCACTTCGTATAGATAGTTCTTTGAGGGTTAGGTCATTTTTATACCGATATTCTCCGATTTTATTATCCATACAATAAGTATGTGTATAAGTTATTCTTTTATAACTGTATAATAATGGAAAAATATATAAGCATGGTTTATGGAATATTTGGTATAATAGAGAAATATGGGTTAATCAATTTCTTTTAATTCTCTCATAACTGGTTCTACAATTGAGTGAATATAGCCATCACCTCCGCGATTTTCATATTCTTCAAACAAATCCCAAAAGACATCCTTTTCAACCTTCGTCCATCCATCAGAATTTTTATACTTATTATAATATCCAACAAGTTTCTCTTTTAATTTTTTAACTTCGGTGATATTATCTTTTTCTTTCATATCATTGAGAGTCGCAGCAATTCCTTCGACCGTTTCTGATAACTTGGTAATATCCCTTTTAATCATTTCATCATGTCGAATTGACTGTTTTACATCTTCAAGCTCTTTACTTTGTAATATGCTAAGATTTTCTGCCGTTTTAACTAAAAGATCATGGTCTTCTTTTTTTTGCCTAAGCCATTTTACAGGTCTTCCGATCATCTCAGAAAATTTTCCAATAATTGCAAATATAGAAATAGATCCAGACATAATTATAAAACAAGTTAGGATAAAATAATTAAAATCAATTTTACTTAATTCTTCTATCGCTTCCATTCATATAATCATCCCTTCTAATTCTTAATAAGCTGTTTAAATGCTTCATATAATCCCGTACTAGCCAAACCACTAAACAAACCGCCTAATAAAATTTCCGGTGTAAAAGACGTGTTAATCCATGAATTTAATATAACGCCTAAAACAGCCATAATAAGTGGAATATATTTATTTACAGCGTCAGTTGTTACAATGTTCTTTAATACATATCCAATACATAAGCAAATACCAACAATAATTGGCACTGCAAAATTTGTTAAAAATGTTAAGTCCATATTTCCTCGCTTTCCACTTAGGCTAACCCAAGCAATTTTTTCCATGTTTTACCTTTTGCCGTGATCACACCATCAACAATACATCCATTTGCTCTCTGATATGCTTTTACGGCAGCATCAAATTTTGAACCTGTGCAACCATCTACCGTGCCACAATTAAATCCTTTTGAATTTAAATATTTCTGGATTGGTTTAACTACAGCATGTTTTCTGTTTGTAGTTACAGATACTGTTACAGTTTTTGATAATGTTTCTCTACCGGCTTTTCCGTCAACCCCTGCACCAATAGCTTTCTGAACATCTTTAATGAACTGTGTTTTTGTATAAAGCATTTCCTGTGCTACAGTAGTAGAAACATTTGTGTTTCTTAAACGCTGTTTGAATTTGTTCCATTCTTCTAGTTTATTCCACCACTGAATAGGGCAATGTTTTCCATTAACATCAAAATGCATATAAACATTTGTAATCGGGATGTTATATAAATTCATAATATATTTACCATATGCAACTGCGTTTTCTAATGTTTTTTCTGTGAAATTATATTTGCCATTTTTGTTACAGTCACACATTTCAATATTGTAAGAATTTGTATTAGTGATTTTACCATACATAGAAGCTCCACCTGTACGGTTGTAATCAGAATAACGTTTTCCACCAACTGAATAAGCTACATAGTTTGCAGGAACAGATATAGTAATTGAATTGTCATCTATAAATGCATGGGCAGAAGCTTTTACAACATGAGTTCTAAAATATCTCGCATTTGATTCATCTGTATCACCGTCATTTGATGTTGCGTGAAAGACAAGATATTTGATTTTATTAGTGTTTCTCTGTCTACCATAATTAGCCCTATTTGCTAAATCTGTTTTTAAAGTATAAGACATGTTTTTCTCCTTTCTTGAGAGATAGGGAAGTAGTAGCGACCTGACTATTGATTCCATAATCGTTCACTCACAGGTATGACATCTACTTTTATATTCATTATCTTGAGCAACCTATTTTTGTGTATAAAAATAACGCCCTAATTTGGGCGTTTAAGTTGATCTGTTTCATAATCTTGCCATTTCTTATAAACGTCTTTTGTGTCGTTTCTAATAAAAGTCATTATTATAATTTTCTTTTCACATTTGGGGCTATAACTCGTATATACATCCACTGGATAAACATTAGAGTCGATGTAAAAAGTTTGTTGATCTCGATTATATATACGAACAACTTCTTTTTCGGTATAATTCCTTGGTTTTAAATTACTTTCAATTATCATTCCTTTTATTCCTCACGTAAATAGCGTAAAAAATAGGGATTCTAACATTGAATAGTGGTATGTTATAATCCCTTATTTAAAATCACTATTCAACATTACTTTCAGCCTCTTTTTCGGCTTTTGTAACAATATCCTTTTTGACAGATTTAGCCTCCGTCTTTTTATTTTCTTTCTTAATAACTTGTGCTTTTGCCTTCATGATAGAAGCAATAGAATTCTTATAACTTTCGCCAAAGTATTCTTTTCTGCTTAAATCTAATTTTTCTAATTTTGCTTTTGCTTCGATACCTGTCATGCGTCCATCTTCAAAAGCAGAAGTCACTTCGTCAATTTCATGGCAATTATCTGAACACCAACAAAAATACCACGTTGGTTTCAAACGATCTTCTGGATTACAAACTGGACAAAATGAATAAGTTTTACCGCAAAGCACACAAGTTCTCAATTCTTTCTTTGCCATTGTTCCTCCTTGTAAGAAGAGGGGCAGTAGTTAAACTGCCCTAAATGTTCTTATAATTCGATGTCGTCTTCTTCCTCATCAATGTAATAAATAGAGAAAAGTTCTGCATCTGTAGAGCAAGCATTTAACATCATAGAACCCTTATAGTCCATTGTCTGAGAATCACCACCCTGTAATGCAAGTGAGAACTCAGGACTTGGCATAAATGAAGGAATGTGAATGATTGCTGCCTTTAATACATCAGTTTCGCACTTATCTACTACAAGTGCCTTGAAGAACAACTCATGAGACTTAGGGAACTTTTTACCAGAATTAGTAATCTTTGCTCCACTCTTAATTGTCTTCTTATACTTGACAATATACTGAGTTTCACCATCTGCTGTAGGCGGTGTTAAAACATCACTCGCAGGAGTTGTTACATGCTGATCTCCTGAATCTTTTACCTCGTCAGTATGTGTAATTCCGTACTCTGTAGCAGAAGCAGCAGACCCTTTCTTAAATTCGTCCTTACCCATAGATCCCTTTGTAGAAAGAGCATTTACATGAATAGAACCTTCAACAAATCCAGTAACGTCCAATGTTTCGCCAGCTTTTACGATCTGAATCATTGGCATAACAATCCCATTATCTGCGGTTGCAATCTCAGCATCAGTAGCAGAAATAGTCTCTACAACAGCAAGGTTAAGGAATGCGTTAGTTGCAGTAACCTCACCTTTCTTACCTGTATACTTACGATATACAAGGTTTCCATCCTTATCATTGATATCTGTTGAGTCAGCAGTAATATCAATATTCGCCTGTGTAAGCTGTGTTAAGGCGTACAGAGGTGTACCATTAGACTTTGCACCGTAACCAAACTGAAGTCTATCTACGATTACGTCACCTAATTTAAATGCCATAATTATTTTCCTCCTTAAAATTGTTATTTTTATGCAATAAAAAATGAGCAATTAAATATCGCCCATAAAATTGATTAAGTCTTCGGGAATATCTTTGGCTGACACCATACCACCATAAATCCCATGTAATGCAGCCGTTCCCTGTTCGTATTTTTGAATTCTGTTTACAGAATCCATAAACTGACATATATTCACTTGTTTTAATTCTTCCAACTTATATTTAAACCCAGGATGATTTACACAACTCGAAACAAGTGGTAAAAGAGTCGATGTACCTTTCTTTTTGTCATCCTGTTCAGCTTTCATTCTATCTTCCTGTAGTATCCACTGTTTTGTTGTTTTACCTTTTGCTTTTTCCACCTTTGGATGAACATTCATCATCGCTCGAATAAATTCAGCAATTTCCATATATTCATCATCATAAATAATCATATTTTTATCTTGATTTAAAAGCGCAAGATGATTGTATTCTGGATCGTCAACATTTTTCCTTGCTTGAATTAGTTCAAATCCATCAAAACTAAAATCTTTGAATAGTAGCTTTAACGGCTCTTTATCTTCGAGCAATTGATATAAGATATAAAACACTTCAATATCTTTTGTTTTGTTCCAATCCTTTTTAAATACATCATAAAGAAGAACTCGAATAGAAGTAGAATTACTCAGAAAAGGAGAGATTGCTTGGTAAAATTTTGATTCGCCAATATTTAAAATATCTCCTATGGTTGGAATTGAAATAGTTATACCATTTATTGTATAATCCTCACCAAAATACATTTTTAGTTTGTCAAAATGGTATTCTGGATTATGACTTTTTTCTTGTTTCTTTTTTATATCTTCTTCAGCAGCAGATTGAAGATTATTTAATGTCTCTAATACATCCAAATAATCACCGCCTTATACCGTAATTGACTATAGATGTTTTTGAATTAGATGTGTTATAAATTCCATTAGTATCAACAACTTGAAATATAAGAGTGCGAACGATATAATTATTATCTGTCGTGGACTCTTTAGAAGATATAAGATGTGTTTGCATTCCAAATATATTAGACCAATTAAATCGCTCTCTTATAATAGAAGCAATGAGGTCATGCCTTGGAATACCTGTTAATTTATCATTTCTGTCATTACCATGAACAAAAATAGTAAATGTAACATTCGTATACTTTAATGTATCCTGATAGCGAGGCATTTCATCAAAAGATACTTGATAACAGATATAATGTTTTACCTCAGTCTGAGTATCAGGAATAAATAAATAAGGACGAATATTAGAAGTCCCACCAAAATATCTATCCCATTCCCCAAGAGGTTCATACTCTTTTGTATCTTCGTTCCATTCCCAGTTGATATTACCATCATCGTCAAAAAGTTCAGATTCTAATGATTTTTCATTAAGTGCATATAAAAGACATGGATTAAGCATAAGTGCTTTTTCAATCTTTTTTTTATACTGAATATTTTCATCATCAGGAGTAGTTCTATATGCACGAAGCTTATTTAACAAATCATTCTTTGTAACTAATTTTTCTGCCATAAAACACCTCCTATTCAGTTAATTCTAACGACAAAATTTCAGATTTAATCGACAAGTTATCCTTAGTGATTTCGCACTTAACAGACAATATTTTGCCGATAACGGAAGTGTCGTTAGGAAACTTTACTTTCTTTTGATTGTATTCTGTACCAGCTCGCCATGTAACTTTATCAGTCCAATCTTCATTATCAATAAAACAAGTCCATGTAAATGTTGCATCAGCATATTCAGTTGTAATATCTTCATTGGAATCGTTGAATAGATTTACTGTAAGATTTTTATAAGAGTCACCAACTTTGATAGTTGAAGTGGATGCTGAGATTCTTGTCGTAATGGAAGATGGTGGAGTAGTTGGATCTGTTGGGGCGATTTCTGAATCGAAATAGTTCGCATACATTTCGCCTGTTTCAAGATTGACATAATCAGTATGTTCGTTCCAAAATGCCGTATATATAGTAAGTTTTTGAATACCAAATGGCATTGAATTTTCAACCTTGGTCACTGTCCATACGGTAGGATGTTCTGTTAAAGCACTTACTACAACTCGCATATTTTTAGAATCTTCAGAAGTGTACCAAAACTTCTCTGTAATAGAGTTCATTGGCAACCATATCTTATTCTGATTATCTGTGTGTGTAAAATATCGGTCTGTGTAAGTTCCAATCGTGTAGGAATTCTGCTGTCTTAAACAACACCACATACGTCTCTTGATGCGCTTATCATTAGATTTTTCAATCCATGTAAGTTCGTAATTTACTGGTAAAATCAGATACTTTGGAAACTGATTTGCAGGTTCATCACGACAGATAATCCACTTATGATAAATTCCTCTATCATCTGGAACGTCCACGAAAAGTCCTATCGGAAATGTTGCTCCATAGCGTTTCCTAAAATCAGTCTCATAATAATAAAGCTCATCACCTTCATTAAATCTTACAGGCTGACTTGGACGAAACATAAGATAGTATTCTACTTGATCTTTGTCCATTGACTGATAAGATTTGACAATAAACTTTGCGTCAATCTTTGTCTTATTGGTATTTTCATAAGTCATACCTTCAGCAAGAGAACGTGTAATTCCATGTTCGTCTGTGAAAAAATCGTCATGAAAATGGTCATAGATGTAACAAGTCTTCGTAGCGATGTCGTTTTCAAATGTCTGTTCCATCGCCCAATCAGACTGTTCCTTATAAATCTGACCAATAGTTTTAGCACCGTTGTTCTTGGCGTTTGCGACACGCCTAGCTGTTTGTAGACTCGGCATCGCTTACACCTCCTTCAAACATCTGCTTAATATATCCGTGAGAATCTAAGATTGCCCTACGGAATTTTTTATAGTTAAAATGGTCACTCTTGAAATTATCCATAGCACCTTGTAAAGTCGCCATAAGAGTCACCATAAGTCCGTTATCATTAAATAAGGTTTTTGTGCCACCTAATTTAAACATAACATTCTCAAAGAAGACGAGAAATGCTTCATCATCTTCAAATATTTTCTCTTCAATTGTCTTATCTTTGTAGAGCAGTAGTTTGTGAATGTCACCATGCATTGCACGAACTGCTTCATTGATTTGCTTGTCTGTGAAGTCACCATATATGTATTGCATATTAGGACTCCGTGTTAATATAGGAATTGTACATATATCCGTAATCACGAATACGTTTATTTAATTCAATTTTCATGGAATCAAGACGATCAATCATATTTTTATGATTATCAAGTATCTTCTTTTCTTCTTTACCACCTATCATTACTGATGTGTGCATAATAGAATCAACCTGTGGCTGTAACCACTCAATCGTCATTCCAAGTACAAGAATTCCTACGACAAAATTCATATCAGCCGTTTCATCTACTGAATTATTCAGCGTAAAATCCAACTGTTGAATTTCATCATCGAGTGTGAGAGAAGAGAATAGTCTACGCACCCTTGGATTAGAGATTACATTGCTTAATCGCTCTGTATAAATTTCAAGCAAATCGTTTTCGTCAAGAGAGAGTTCTTTCGGATCTGAAATTCGTCCTCTTGTTCGTGAAAAAATTGTTTCATATGGAAGCGTCATTGTGAGCCTCCTTTACTATTCCTGAACTAATGTAAGCAACATTTTTGTACCAAAAATTTCATCAAGAGCCTTAATTCTGTGAACTGAATCAAGAGCGTGAGATTCAATCATTGTAGAAGCAATACCTTTAAGGGCTTCCCTTGCTCCCTTTGGAAGTTTCTTAATTGTTTCTGCCATCTGTGGAACAGGAAGATTTAAAATCTCATTTAAGTCACTTGTTTCATACATAGACTCATATAAGTCTTTTACAGATTTATTCTGTTCAACAAAATCTTCATCTTCAATAATAATTCTTGGTGAATAAATGTTTACATCTTCACGAGTTCTAACGAGATAAATTAAATCTCTATATTCAACATCAACTACATCTCCACAATCAGCCCAACTATAAAGGATATGTGAACGTGCTCCCTCGATATAAAGTCCACCACTTACTAATGAACGACATGGAATAGTATCTTCGGGTGAAAATGTTTTTACATCTTCTTTAACTTCTGTAGTTTTTGTTACCTTTTCTGTGCTACCAGTAGCAGTAGTAGTTTTCTTTGTATATGCCATTTCCTTTCAATTCCTTTCAAAAATAGGAGAGTGGTAATCCACTCTCCTTATAATCAATCTATAAGTAAATCTTACAGATCCCACTCACCATGATAACGAGTCATAAGAGTTGCAACACCCATACGTCTCTGTACCTCATAAGACTGCATATCATCCTTAGTAGCACCCTTTTCGTTTACTTCAAGCTCAGTCTCACCGTAGTCAACGAACTTGATAAATCTGTCATCAACTGCTGGCATAATATAGAGCTTCTTGTTATCAACGATAGGAGTAGCAAGAGACTTATCAGTAAACTTCTGTGGAATCTCCATAAGAGGTGTTCCCTCATAACCACCGATAATACCTGTGTTTGCTACAGACTCCTTGATTGAGTTAGCAGGATCAGCCCAATCAACCTTTGTAAGAGCATTAAGAGACTTTAATGCTGTCTTAGTACCCATGATTACAACACCACTTTCGTTAGCAGCACCAACCTTTTCGATAATTGCATCAAACTGAGCTTTTGTAGCAGCGGCTAAAGCACCAGTACCTTTGAGAGTAGCAGGAACAGGAATAAGGTTTACACCATTTGCAAACTGAGAAGAAATGAGTGTCTGAACCTTCTGAATATAAGCCTTAACAACCGCATCCACGAAAGCACCCCAATCCTTACGTCCAGTTAAGAAGAGACGAATATCTCCACCAACCTTGATACCATATACTGCTGTATCAACATGATAAGACTGACCAGAACCTAAACGCTGAATGGATAAATCATGTGCGTCACCGCTGACCTTACTTACAGTAAGTAATACCTCATCATCAGTCCAAAATTCGTTTACGTCACCATCTTTCATATTCTTTGACTCAACATAATTGTTGAAAAACTCATTCTCAGAAAGACCATGAGCAATCTGAGTATCAATAATTTCCTCAATTACCTCGAAGAACTGTGTTCCTCTCTCAGAATTTAATGCTCTCTTAATCTGCTTATTAGAAGAATCCTTAGTAAGTCCAAGGTATTCAAAACAAGCCTTTCTAATTGTGTCACTAGCTTCTGCCTTAGAAATTACACGATTAGAATCGGCATCATAAATTTCACGACCTGCACCGAGGTCAAACATAAGATTTTTTACACTTGTATCTAACATTTATTTATTTCTCCTTTCTCAAAAATTAGGCTTTCTTTGTAAGCTGCATAGCGGCAGTTACACCAGAAATGGCTTTGAGTTCAACACCGTCTTTAACAGCGATTTCACCAGAAAATCCATCTGCTGAAATTTCAACTACATCACCAACTGCGAGTTCATAAGCTCTAACTACCTGAGTAGGAGCATTTGTATAGTTGCTTTCTTTCTTAAATGTGTTGCTATATGTCTCCTCGATCATTGGCACCTGGTATACAAACAGGGCATCTCCAGGAGTTACTACTTCTACATAGAAATTTCCATTATTTGCCTTACCAACGACCTTTCCTTCAAATGAAGTAGGCGCTGCTGCTTTATAAAGATCTAACTCTACGAATTCACCCTTACCAACGAACCAACCGTTATCCACATAAGCACTTGCTGCTTCTGCTAACTGAATGTTGTAAATATGCTTTCCACCATCTCTAGCGAGAACCTTAGAAGGGAAAGCTACTGCATGTTTTGCAATACTAACCTGAATCATGTTTTATCCTCCTTAAATTTTTGCATTAAAAAAGACACTCTATTTGAGTGCCATTACAATGATTTATATTTCTTGTTTTATTTGCTAAAAAGATTTCCGTAACGGTTATCCTTCTTAGACTTGTTTACATTAGCGAATACTTTTACGGTTGATTTTTTCTGAGTTTTCTCAGTAGTAGTTGCAAAAGTCTTCATATTAGAATCCGCATAAATAAGTTTTGCTTCCTTCTCTAAATCTTCGAGAGAGTAATTATCCATATTTGTATACAGTTCCTCAAAATCCTTATTAATGAATTTTCCTTCTTCATCTTTTTCAGAAATAGAAGCAAAATTTTCATTTTCAAGAATTTCCTCACGCTTTGCATGAAGTTCATTCTTTTCTGCTGTCTCCTTAAACTCTTTGAGTGCAGCGTAGTTTGAACGCATAGACTGTAACTCTGCAAATTCACTATCTGTTAAAAGTTCACGATGTAAATTGTATCTTTCTCCATCAAAAGCTACGTTATCACCATCTTTTGTATAGTTCTGACCGAAGATTTTATCACCATTCCAGTTTTCATATGTAAAATGATCATCGTAAACAGCGTTGATAAAGTACCACTCATTATCAGCATCTTCATATTCAGATAAAAGCTGGTAAAGTGCATATCTTGTATCTTCATGACTGATTTCATATGTACGAACAATCTTTTCAAAAATCTGACTTTCTCCTTCATCACCATCTGGATCAGAAGTTCCTTCGCCATCACCTTCTCCATCATTGGAAGGCTCACCAGATTCTCCGCTACCTGAGTTATCTCCTTCTGAATTGTCATCATCGAACATCTCAGCGAATTTTGCTTCAAGTTCCTCATCTGACATTTCTGTATAGTCGAATGTTACATCTTCAGCAGTCTTACCATATTTGGCAAGTAACTCTTCAAATTTTGTCATTTTGTTATTTGTTCCTCCTTCCTTTGATTTTTGATTTATATCAAAACTCTCAAGAATATTAGTTAATTTCTCTAAAGTTTCAACCAATTTGTTGTCTGTGTTAAATGTTACTGTTTCCGCATTTACAGCGAAATCTTCAATTTTAAAATTACTTCCTGCCATACCAGGGGATACATCCTTTGACAGAAGAGTAAGACCTGATACATAAAAATCATCTAACTGCAATGTTTTATTAGCAGTATTAAATGATAACTCCCTAATGCATAATTCCACCGAACAATCTACAGTTCCACGTCTATTAAGAATCTCAATAGCGTCCTGACAATACTCATCGTATAAATAACCATGCAAAACTGCACGATTTACGCCAGCGTCTTCATCATATTCAACAGTAGTCTTTGTGCCATCAATAACACCGATAGGCTGTTCTTCATATACAACTTTATCGTTACCATCTTTGTCAGTAGTCACATAATAATCATGGCTACCGAAGTCTAATTCATTATCTGAATTGGTAGTGATATGTGCTAAGATTGGACGAAAGTTTGCTGATGGAACATTTTCATTAAAAGATTCTTCGGAGATTTCCGATTTATTGAGATTGACATGATCGTGAAATGCACGACTGACGAATGGAGTAAGAGATTCTTTATGTTTATCTTCATCTTTGGAAATTTTTTCAAAATTACCATTCATACGAACCATAAGTTCTTTACCGAATTCATTACTATCAAAATGAGCAAAATTATTCTTTAAACAGAACTCATATAGCTCATCAATAGACATAATTCGTCTTTTCTTCTTTTTGGGCATTATTTAACCTATTCCTCCTTTCTTTGTTGATATACCACTCAAAGTAGGGGAGTGGTTAGAATGTTAGCATGTTGCTATACTGAATTTTTTTCATATCTATATCATTTGAAAACTGCATCTTATCAGTATTCAAAAATACATAAATACCATTATTGTTATGTACCTGCTGATACCCTTTATTAGATAGAAGAGTAGCGGTAGGAATATCTTGTGTTGTTATAAATTTCTTGTTCATAATCCAGCTACTCCTTATTTATTGTTCTTATCTTGATCTTTTGTCTTGAGTCCTTCATCACTTAAATCTGATTGGTCTTTTTCCTGACCACCACCTTGATTATCACCAGATTGTGTATATGACGTGCTAAACGGTTTAAGTTTTTCACCAAGATTTAGACAATCTTCCTCTAAGAAATTCATAGCAAGGGTATCTTTCTCAGATACACCATTTAATGTGTTGTATAAAATCTTGTTTGGAAGTCCATTTTGACAAGACTCAAGGATTGATTTCTTAAAGTCATCCTTCTGATAAATAGAGACATCAAAAAATTTAACTTTACAAGGTTCAGATATCCAACTAGATAAAAGTCGATTTACAATCGCTTGAATCTGTGGAATAAGAGTTGAAATAGAAAATGTAGAATCTGCAAGTACGCCATATTTAAAGGCAGTAGAGTTAGAAGCGGAGTTTAGATTTAATATCTGAGCACCACCAGCCGTATTAAGAATTTCTTTTGTTGCTTTTTCGACCTTTGTTACATCACCAGTTGCATCATCTGGAAAGCTTATTTCATGCAATTCGCCAGGAACAATGGCAGCAGAGATATATGGTGGTAATGCTTCTTCAAGCATACGATTGAAATACTGAATCATTATATCTGGATTTACAGCCCAATCATCTACATCATTCCCCATAGTTTTCATTTCAAGCCATACCAATTTATAAATATTGGCTGCTTGTTGAACTGCCTGATAATCAGAAGCATCCATAAGGTCAATCAATGATAAAAATATAGGAGTAAGTACAGGAACGATTGTTTCCCAATCCTCAGATCTGAATTTGATACATACATTGTATTCTTCAGGAATTAACTGATATTTTTCATTTGTACTTTGATATGTGTTCCACATACTATTGAATGGCTCTCCCCAATATTCCAATAGTTCGGAATTTCGCTTAAAATAACTCATATCCATTGCACATGCAAATGAACCATCAGGAAATACACCTGCAATTCTCATGTATGATGGATCTAATGGAAGAATAAACATTCCTTGTCCTTCAGTATAATAAGCACATCCATAAAATGCGTCTTCTCGAAGCGTTATAGATGCAGCTTTACGAAACTCATAATTCAATCCAAGAGTATCTACAACATCAACTGTCTCTTGATACTTTTGCAATGTGGATTTTACGTCATTATTATCTGAAATTATAAATGGGGGAACTATGTTACGAATAGATAAATCAATTTGATTTGCATAATATTTGCAAAGACGATAGTAGATTTCTGAACGATAATAAAGATAACGAGATAAACTTCTAAGACTTGCTTCACTAGAAGAAATGTTTTTAATATAATCTTTTACATCTTCCTTGGAATAATTACTAATTGTAGTATATGTCTTGGATTTCTGAATATCTCGAAGACTTGTGATAGCACTTGTTGCATCTTCATAACGTTCAAGTCTACTTTTATTTTTCTCATACCATTCACGCATTTCATTTGCGGTTGGCTGTTTAAGAGTAGAAGAAGTGGTTTTCTTCTGCGAATTATTTACTTTAGCAGGTGCATTAGAATTTGCATCTACTTTCTTAGGTCTAGGCATATTTGATAATGCACCTCCTTAATTATATTTTGCTTTACGGATTGTAAGTTTGTTGATGAAACTTGTGGCATCCTCTTGTGGTCTTCTTTGTCTTACTTGATCTTGACTTCTTAATGTAAATAAGGCGTGTCCCATTAAGGCGAGACAGTACGATCTATCATCATGAAGAATGTTCTCAAAACCAGGAGCAAGGTCATATCTAATATTTCCATTAGAAGATTTGTATTTATACATGTGAGTTAATTCTTCCTTCATAGCATCAAGCTGTTTAAGACCAATTTCTTCTTCAAGAGATAATTTATAATTCTTTTCAACAACCTCACCATTTTCTTCTTCAAGCATAGTAAGATTTCCATGATAATCATACTCAGCAGTAAAACTAATCAAGTCCTGATCAATCATTTCACATAACTGCGAATACATAATTGCTTTATATTTAGCTGGTTCACGCATACGAATAATATCAATAGCGTCTGGATATCTTTTTACATATGGAACAGCATAATCATAATTCGCATCAATCAATCCATGATGTTCATAGTCTTTTTCGCCTTTATGTTTTGCTTCATAGAAATTATCAAAAAGTAGATCACATATCTGGGTCGCTCCACCGCCAGAACCTGCGTCAATGTATACTCCATGAATATTTTTATAATCAGGAACACCGTATCCGTTATACCTGACTATAATATCTTGAAGCATTATTACCTGTTCAGGGGTAGTAAGTGGTTTTTGTGTTTCTTTATCAATCAAATTGATACCATTTACAACGTCTAATAACCAACCACGCTTATCATCTCTATGTAATTTACCAACTAACACAAAGCTATTATCTCTTTTTTTTGCGGGATCAAAACAGATGACCATAAGAGAATTGTCATCATTAACAAGCATTGGCGGTCTAACAACGCTATTTCTAAGCACTTGTGATTTCTTAACTGCAATATCATCACCAAGATCTGAATCGAATTTATTCATATACTCACGAGTAGCTTTAGTTGGGTTCATCTTCATTTCTGAATCAATCTTTGCTTGAGTAAGTAATGGAACAGGATATACTTTTCCATTATAAGTAGCATGAAGAATTACTTCGCAATCTATATCTGCACAGAAATAATTCTTATCACCTGCCATAGAGTGCATTGCAGCTTCCTTATATCTTTTATAGAAAACATCATCCATAGAACCTGCTGAACTTGCACATACAACTTGATTTGGGAAATTTGGTGGAAGTAATGTTACATCAACATCACCACCAAGAGCGAAGTCACTGTTCTGAGTGACGAATGGAAGAGTAGCAGCGAACATATCTTCAGATACATACGATGCTTCATCATAGAAATTAAGTCGGCTTCTTCGACCACGAGATCCATCAAAATTTGAATTAACCGTAGCAAGAGAGCTACCTGAATAAAGCTTAAAGGAATAAGAAGCTGGATCATGCCGAAATCCCTCGCTGTTGGCACTTTTCACTAACTCATTCAAGAAAACGTCAGTTAATCCAGTAAAAGAAGCTATCTCTTTTTTAGCAATAGATTCAATCTTCTTCATCATACCTATACTTTGCGAGCCTGTCGAACTCAAAATGTATCCTTCAAATTTGGGCAGGAGCATTGTTTTAGCCATTAGGAATGGGCTACCAAGTGTAGTTTTTCCTGCATTACGACTCATACACCAAACAACATTTGGTGTAATCCATGACATCATAAATACATATTTCTGATAGTCAAGAAATTCGATACCGAAAAATCTTTCGCAGAATTTTACTGGGTTTCTGCGCCCCCACTGAATTATTTCAGAGAATTTTTTTAAACCCTCTAACTTTAATTCAGACATATCATAATAAGTAGGTTTTTTGAAAAAAGTAAAATTCTTTGGAGTAAATTCATTTATAGAATCACCCATCAGGACAATTTTATCATCAGCCATCTTCGATTACTTGCCCTTTCTCATCTATAAGACCTTTTTCAAATAAGAAATCTTTAAGGTCTTTATTTTCCTTTTTCAATAACCTACTAAATTCAACTGCATTATCTCTTTCTTTTTGAAGATTAAATAACAATCCTTTTTGATGAATAACTTCTTTTTCCCAATCGTTTTCATCAGGATTTAACTGTTTTAATTGGTTCTGATGATTTCTTGTCATAATATCTTCGATTGCCATATTAGTTTCATAATCGAATGTATTTACCTCCGAACCATCTAAATCCATTTCTTGTAATTCTTTTATGATACCAGTAAGAGTACCAGCACCTTTACTTTTTCTATTGTTATTATTTTCAGATATTCCGTTATCCTTTGCTAGTGCAAGGGCAGAAGATATCATTTTTTGCTTTGTTTCAGCTAAAGATTTAATTGTTGATATAACACCTGGATTACTACCAAGTTGTTTCTTGTATTGTGAAATAGTATCATTGATTGTTTTTACATCCTTAAAAGTTTGCACAATTTCAATTACAGCTTCAAGCTTCAATCCATCATCTTTTACAGATTCATCAAAATATCCAACAAGCTTAGAGTAGAGAATAGGCTGTTCTGAAATTGGTTCATTTTCAAAAGGATCATAACCTAAAAATCTAAGAACTGTTCGTTTATTCTTTTTATACATTTCAACGACATCTTCAGATAATTCGTCTTCTTTATTCTCTTGTGTAACTTCTTCATCTTTGTAAACTATTTTCTCTTTGAACATGTCGGAATCCATGTATCCCATACCAACATAATTTTTCATACTGATGTTTTTAATGTATGAAGTCCAGACGTTTTCTTTACCTTTTCCTGTAACCATGTTTTCAGATTCTTGAATACTTGCATTCCATACAGTTTCAAGAAAAGGTTTATTAAGATAATATAATGCTTTCTGCACACTCTCTTTCGTTGGCTCATGTTCTTCGCCTCGTTCGTCAACTCGTAATGCAATTTTACGGGCACAATCACGACAGATTCTCGAAAAACTTTTTCCACCAAGTAAGGGGTCTGTATCATAATAAAATTTTGTTTCTATATCCTTATGTTTATCACACATAGGGCAGTGTGCAGTACCTGCATATTTATCAAGTTTATACTGCAATTCTTCAACTTTTTCCCTAGCTTCAGCAGCCGTTAATTTAACTGGTTGCGTAGTGCTTTTTCTTGTAGCCAATCAACAGCCACCTCCTTTTTTCAATATAAAAAAGAAGCACTTCATACGAAATGACTTCTCAAAATTTCAATATTAACTTTCCAACGAAAACGCAAATTCTTAATACTTATAACACGCCCTGTAGGAGTCGAACCCACATCTCTCAGATTTGGAGTCTGATATTCTAACCAATTAAACTAAAGGCGTATATAATAAAAGAGCCATCTCCAAAAGAAATGACTCTTTCTTCCAATATTTACCAATCAGTCGCCAAACCGGTTATAACTGTATAGAGCAGTAGTCTGGATAGTAGGACTCGAACCTACAACGTCTAGTTCCCAAAACTAGCGGACTACCAAATTGTCCTATATCCAGATAATATTTTTCAAATTTCTCCATATACTAAACCAAAAGTATCTAAGGAGAAACTATCATGAACGCTTCATATAAAACTGCAATTCAATTCAAAGATTTATATATTCCCGTAAAAATGTTAAAAACATCACACAACAGTTCTATAGAACTTAATCAACTCTGCAAAGACTCCAAAGAAAGAGTGCGTTATATCAAATTTTGTCCATCTTGTAATAAAGAAATCCACAATGAAGATATTGTAAAAGGATATAAATATGCAGAAGATAAGTATGTTATTTTGGAACAATATGATATAGAATCAATTACATCAAACAAAGATAGAACACTTTCAATAAAATATTTCTGTAAATCAAAAGAAATATCAGACCTACTCATAGATAAATCATATTATTTAATTCCTGAAATGGAGTCAGAAATCGAATATGAACTTCTTCGTAAAGCTATGACTACGAATAGAGTAGTAGGTATGGCTGAAATTGTATTGGGTACAAAACAAGAATTAGTTGCGTTGTTTGCCAATAAGAATTGTATTATTGCAACCATTTTATTTTATGAGAACGAGATTAACGAATTACCGATTATCATGAAGCATAAAACAGATAAACAACAACTCAAAAATCTCAAACAAGATATCTTAGATAATACAAAAGAATTTGATTGGGAATCTCATTATGATAAATATCAACTCAAGTTAAGAAAATTGATATTTGATAAAATTCCAAAATGATATTGCCTTTCTCATTCCATCCTCGAATGGCGAGCTTTCATCTAAACTGCATAGGACGTATCCTATTGTTACAACAGTACCAGTCCGAAGACCGCAAAGGGCATAGGGCGGTAGTAAGTGTTGAACTTACACACTAAATTTCGTATGCATCCAAAAGATAAGCTTTCACATCAGGCTTACCGCATAAAAAATAGGGCATAACGGACTCGAACCGATACTCATGGAATGAAAATCCATTGTCTTACCTTTTGACTAATGCCCCATATTTAGGGTGGAAGAGTACCACCCATTATTTTTTACAGAGTATATTCTGTAGTTCCTTCGAAAGTATTATTCAACGCACGAATTTCAGCTAACTTCTCAGTAACAGCTTCCTTAACTTTTGTAGCAAATAATACACACTGAGCCTGTGCATACAGTTCCTTCTTATCAAGAACAGTATTTAATACTGTATCAGGATATTTTGTTACATCTCTTTCAAAATGAAATGCTAAATCTTCATTGATAAGTTTTCTCTCATTTGTTACATCCGTAATCTCCAATTCAACAATAGTAGAATCGTCTTTTGGATCTGTTGTTACTTCTGGAACACCATTATTAAGCTTGATATTTCCCTTGAACTGTATTTTACTATACTCGATATACTTATTGTAATTTGCAAGTAATTCTTTTTCCTGCTCACTTGTCAAATCAGCAGTGCCAAGACTTGTAACAGTAATATCTACACTTGCGATGTCATTTTCTACATTAAATTTCTGATCTAATTTCATGAATTTGTCCCCTCACTTTCGTTTGAAATTATCTGATTATAAGCATCTTTGAAACTGATTACTAAGTCCCTTAAAGTCTCTTTATCAATAGTACAGTCCAAATTGCTCATATCAATATTTGGATTTGATACCGTAAATTCCAATGTATTTCCATTTGGTGCAAATAAAACTTCCACAGATTCATTAAGCAGAAGAGTAATAGAATCAATTTTATTTCCATTATTCGATGTTACTCGTTTTACTTGACCGACTTTTAATCTATCATTTTCAATAGATAATCTACTTGCCATTGTATGTACACTCCTTTCTTTTATTTTTTCGTTTTCCTTTTAATCATTAGGTGTTAGGTGGGATTTGAACCCACGATATTCAGAACCACAATCTGACGCTTTAACCTACTAAGCTACTAACACAGCGACTCTATTGGGAATCGAACCCAAATCTTCTGATAGACAGTCGGATATAATTACCTTTATACTATAGAGCCAAGTATAATCAGCATAAAGCACTAACTAGCTGATATTGCACTGTACACATGCAGTTTTAAATTAGAAAACTTTCGCAATCCATTCATGCTTATTGATTATTCTCCACATATTTTCAGTCTTCGGAGCAAAGACCAGTTGATAAGGTTTATTGTCTCTCATCCGACAATTAAGGTTCTCATTAACGCAGAGAAGCACGAACATTTCTATGGCTGATAGTGGAAAAATAATGTTAGACAAAAGTTTCATCGGGATTGTCTACAAATCAGAAAGTGATTTTTGTTCTACTTGTTTTATTTCTCCATCAGCAAAATATTTTGCAAATTGCTCATCAGCGTCAATATCTTTGTACACTGATACCATATCTAGCGAACTCCAACCAACTAGCATTTGAATTACATCATCAGGAAGACCGCTTCGAGAACAAGAAGTTGTAAAGAAGTGACGAAGACTGTGAAAATAAAAGTCTTCTCCTAAATGCTTACTAAATGTATCAGCCCAACTGTCAAGAGTGCTTGAATCCATAGGTTCATCTATATATTCTCCATTTACTTTCTTTGGAAATAACCATTCTGATTCAATTCCGTGTTCTTTTCTATAATTCATCCACAAATCAAAATATGGCTTAAACGGTTTTGCAAGTGTATATACCGTCAACATTTTGCCCCTAGAGCCTCTTCCCTTTGTTTGAATCTTTTCAGGTGTTTTATATAAAGAACCGTATATAATATTTTCATCATCGAAATAAGATACTTTAAATCGTGGTAACTCACTCTTACGTCTGCCACTAAATGCAGCTAATGCTAAAATACAAGCCTTGTCATATTTACCTTTTTCAACCCAAAAATCAAGCATACCCTGTACTTGTTCATCGGATAATACAGTTTTAGTAAATACTTTCTCATTTGCAGGATTTTCAATCTTGCGTATAATCGGTTTAAAATTTTCATACTCATCGTCCAATATAGCTTCCACATAATTTGAAAGAGAAGAAAGAGTAGATTTTACTCTACGCATTCTAGCTGGCGACCATTTATATTCAGTAAGGCAAAAACTCTGATAATGAGCAATATCCCTCTTAGATAAATCAATAAAGAATTTGTTGTCACAATGCTGAAGCAGATAAACCCAAAAAATAAAAAGGTCACGCCTATACGCATTGATTGTATTTGGGGATCTATCAACTGAACGAAGATAATCCAAAAAGTCATTTCCTAACTTTATATTCTCTTTATTGCACTGAGCCAATAACTCATCAGTAACAATATTGTTATGCTGTATTTTTCTACCCATTAAATCTCACTTCCTTTCATATAACAAAAAAGAAGCAGTAGTATCATTAACTAACCGCTTCTTGTCGCATTTTTATATATTCATCATAAATCCCACAATCAGCTATGACACTAATCATGAGCACATATATCTATTCCCTGTTTCCATTCACAGAAACATCAAAAGTGGGTAATGAGGGAGTCGAACCCACTCGATGCAAAAGCCACGAAATTTACAGTTTCGCCAATCTCCGTAGTTGTTTAATTACCCATACAAAAAAGAGTGTGCAGCATACACCGCACACTCCAAATATTTAAAAAATAAAATCAAGCAAATCAAATAATCTTCCAACCGAATTATATTCGTCAAAATCACTTAAATCAATCGGCTTACTAGAATAAAATTCACGCTTTTCATATCCATTAACATCACTTTTAACAGAAGTAAATCCGTGAATTTTTCCGTTTTCATCTTTATCAAATGTAATATTTTTATGAGAATTATCACTTACGTCACTGCAACTGCAATTCTTACAATTACCATCACAATCATCGTCTACATCTTCAGCGTCATCACCAATGTTGAATTCATGAATAATGCATCCAGAATCTTTATTGTCCTTAACAAAAGCTGAACTTACATCTCCATGAATAAACACAATGTCTGTCTCATTCATATTGATATAAGTATCACTTCCCTCATACTTAGCAACCTGAACACATACATTCATTTCAGAATCAATACTAAGAATAAATGCATCATCATAACCGTCCAAATAAGGATCATTCAAATCGTTACAAGAAGCAAGTTTAAAATTCGTATTCTTAATAACAGAATTAAGAACATCTTTCATCACATCATACTTAGCCACAACTACAATTTCTGAACAATCATCGTCATAATCTCTTGTACAAACATCCAGCTTGTCAAAAGTATCTGCTAAAAATTCAGCAAAATCATTTGTATCTGTAAAACCAAATGTTTTCAATATATTTTCACCACCTTAGAATTAGAGCTGTTTTGCAGACTTTGACATCTTAAAGCAAATCTCATCATGCTGTGGAGTTACATACTCCTCACCTTTGCGATTGCCCATCATAATTTTTCCTCTACGCTCTGGAACTGTCTTGACCTTAAACTTTCCAAGTTTTCCAACTGCAACTGATTCTGCGTGGTTTGCTGTTAATGTCTCTGTGATTACATCAGCAAAAGCATCAAGAATAACTGCGATATCCTTCTGTGAAGCTCCCTCAACTTTATTTACTACTGCCTTTAATACCTCGTTCTTTGTCATTTTAATTTTCTCCTTTTTTTCTCAATTATTTATTTTTTTAATACAAAAAGAAGGTAGTGTCTCATTTGAGTACACTCCCTCCGATACATACAATTGTGACAGCAACATCACAATTTCTATACAATCGGACTAATTAAAAGTAGAAAATTAGCCCAATTTTCATAGTTACTTATGCATAATATAAAAACCAAGTCACTTGTACTTGGTCTACTTTGTCATGAAATTAGTAATAATTCTTGTCTTGGAATCAATAATGTCACCATTTGAATCCAATGCAAGATACATAAACCCGTTCTGATTTGGAATTATAAGTTTACCGTTGTTATAATCCAGCTTATCCAAATCACACACACAACCTTGCTCATACATTTTTATTCCACCTTGAGTAAAACTTCCTACTTTATGGGTATGAGCCATTACGATTCCAGTAAATGTGCGATCTACACGCAAGAAATAATTGACTGCCTTTTCTGTTGTTTTTAACATACCAGATGAATAATTTAATGGGTGACAGAAAATTACATTACCTTCTTTTATCCACCATTCTTTATCATAAACGATTTCAATATTTGAATCTTCAAACACTTCACGAATAGAAGAGTATTGTGTCTGGGTTTTATTTCTTTCATCATTAACTTTGAATCCATCGTCTACAATCATTCCTAGCGGATCTGTTGGGATGATGCCAAGTAATTCGTTTGATAATCTATCAGAACAGTATCTTTGCATACGGTATTCATGATTTCCCATCACAAACATTACCTTTTTAGGTGTAGTCAGATTGATTAAATCAATAATATACTGTCTTCCTAAAACAAGTTCTTCATCAAGATTTACTTTGAATTTTTTAGGAAATGCAGAACATGAAAAACAATCCAATAAATCACCATTGACTATTAAAGTATCTACAATTCCCTTATAGCTTGTAAAAATATCAATAGGTAAATTAAACGGAATATGAACATCTGACACACATAAAATTCTTTCAGATGCACCCTCGCAGTTGTGAATATAATTATCATATTCTTCATATCCGACTGCCTGTTTTCTAAGCTGATCTGGTGTAATGTTCAATCCAAGCATATCTCGAATTTCAATCCAATCCATATCTGTCTCTTTACGTTTCTTTGCAAGACAACATCTTAATTTCCATTCAAAATCTGTTTCATTTTCTAATCTATGTAAGTCGATTATAACATCCACCTACTCTCTATTCAGCAGACTCAGACTCTTCATCTGAAATCTCAATACTGATTTTAATATCAAAGATAGTTGTACCTTTTGGTAACTTCTCAGCAATACGATCTACAATAGAACCTTCATCGTCAACGAAGGTTCCATTTTCAATTCTTACTCCACTTGCTGTGATATTCTTTTTAGCCGCACTAACAGTTGCTTTCTTAATTTTACTATCTACCATATTTTCTCCTTTTTCTCCAATAAAATAGGAGAGCAGTGCGCCCTCCTTAAAATAATTCCTCAATATCTGTAATAATGTGGTCAGCTACACCTTTTTCAATAATCTCGTTAGCGTCTAGCCACCAATTTTTACGATAATTTTTATCATATTCACTCTCAATAATCTTTGTATGACTTAAAATAAACTGTTTTGTGTCTTCCTCGATTTTCTTAGTTCTCTCTAAATCATCAAGTACCTTGCCAGTATCTCCGTAACTACCTGTAGAACCATCATGAATAAGTGCTTCGGTAGACGACAGGATATATCTGTTGCCCCTTGGGATACCCATAAGCAAAAGCCCTCCTGCGGAGTAACATTTTCCCATTCCAATAGCATAAACTGGTGTCTTAGAAAGATTACAGATATTAATAAGCTCGTTTATTGCATTAAGAGAACCACCATTTGAATTAATCCAAATCTTAATTGACTTTCTTTCGGCAATTGCTATATCCTTGTCTTCTCTATTCCATTCAACTATTTCCTGAGTCCATTCTACAATTCCGTCATCAATATCTTGATTGATGAGAATTTCACGATTATTTAATCGCTTATAATAATCAACAAGAGTCGGATCTGCAAGTTTATAATTTGCTTCATTTCCTAAACTATCAAACTCTAACTGTAAATAATCTTTATTCATAGGCATTTAGCCTCCAATTTCATAATATTTTACATGTCATCAGCTACAGCAGCAATCTTACTTCTGTAGATGTTCTGTAATTCAATTTCTCCATAGAAATCATGTCCTCTGAATACCTCAGACATTCTTCTCATACCATTATTATTGCCTGCATATTGATTGAGATCGACCTGAGTGTTATAGTCGCCATCTATAATACAGATTGAATCTTCTCCAATTCTCTGTAATGCAAGTTTCATGAGTGATATATCTAAATTCTGCGCCTCTGTAATATAGACCGCACAATTTAAACCACTTGTATCAAATCCTCGAATATCACACATCGGTAATATAGAAAGCTTGTTTCTTGACACAAGCTGTTCAATCATAAACTTGTCTCCAAGTTTTCCAGCAAGCATATTACCAATACTTGAATCAACGAGCTTATCTAGCTGTGTTCCTGGCAGAAATCCAATCTTAGCCGAATTCATAGTAGGAGTTGGGTTGGCAAAAATCACAATTTTATCAATCTTGTGTTTTTCGAGTAACCACATCATATATCCAACCGCAAGATATGATTTTCCTGTACCAGCAGAACCTTTAATCATAGTAATTTGATTATTAGAGAAACTATTTAAAGCCATTTGCTGATAAATATCTCCATTAAGAGGTTTAACTACGCCAAAATAATCTGATTTAATATTAGGGAATTTAATATTTTGGTACATTCCTTCTCGCCAAACGAGAGTATCAACGGCATGAGTATTAGAATCTTTTAAGATAAGATACTCATTTTCAAGTAATCCATAGGTATTTTCCTGCAAATGTTCATAAAAATAAGCCATTTCTGACTCTGAAAGTGTCTTCTCAATAAATCCACTATAATCATCTACTGGCTCATCATTTACACCTTTTACAGTAAGATTAAATATCTTACTTGCAATCATTTTACAAGCAATATCATCTGTAATAAAAATAACATCCTTCATTGTATTTACAAATGCACAACTACCAACTATTTTAGTATCAGGTGTTATTTCCATATTTTTCTCAAGTATGTAATTTTCAATTGCGTTGTCATATACAACAACTTCATATTTATCCGAATTATCATCAAGTAGGTGCAAAACTTTTCGTGCTTCATACTTTACATGATCATCTTTGTTTCGAGATACTTTAATATGCTCTAATTCTTGTAATGTTACAGAACTTATGATAAAATCTTCCTCAAAAATTTTGTCCTGTAGTTTTAAAATAGCATTAGTATCATAAAATTTCATTGTACCGATGGTTTCCGACCACCTTTCATTTTAGATTTCGTCTCTATCCAACGATTTTACTTTTTCTATAATTACTTAAAGCCTTTAAATTCTGATAAGACTCAACCAGATAGTATTTAGAATGACCACTATAAGTCTTTTTTACATTCTCATTTCCAACAAGTTTCCTCATTGCAAAGGCTTCTGTTTTGTTAATTAATAAAATAATTTTCACTTCTTTCTTGATTTATTTCCTGCCGAATAGCAGAAGAGAGTGAGCGTGGAGGGATTTGAACCCATCGACAACTCGATTAAAAGTCGAGTGCTCTGCCAAACTGAGCTACACACTCTAAATAAAAAATCCCATACCGAAGTATGAGATCATTACTTAATATGAGCTGAGATATTTGACTCAATACACTAACATCTACTGTGGTTGGACACAGTTTATCACACAAGCGATTAACTTGTAGTTAGCAACAACACCAGTTTTGACATAACCGGCAAACTCTTACCACAAAGTATTATAGATTTTCTTTCGGCACATTCTTCCTTGCGAGATTCATAGGTTGCAGCCTATTAGAATTGCACGTACTTGTACTTTCTCATATAACACCTTGCGAGTGCTATATGTCACCATATTACAGGTGAATAAGTTGTTTTTCTCTTTGCGGTCGCACACACTTTTGCTGTTTTGTAATTTTCTTTTAAATATTATTTACCTAAAATAATTTGATTTCTTTCAAAAGCATGTACTTATTATGGACGATGAGGTGTACATTTGATCATCCGTACCTTTTGAGTACAGCCCAATCATCACCATCCTGCTCGAATTGCGATCTCCTTGCTTTTTGATTCCATCCCTGTTTTTCAACTTAAGAGATATTACCAAAATCCTACCAGCGGTTATACTTGCGGTATTCCCACCAATAGTACACAAATCATACCCACATTTCTGTGTTACTACAGTGCCTATTTCAAGACACCCACCAATCAACCATATTCGCCAACAGTTGTCCTTGAATAGAAGGTTGGGCGTAGATTTTATGTGTTTTCCGTTAAACTGTATTTCACAGTCGCAGCCTTATAATACGATAAGAACCACTTTATACATGTCGCCATGCTTATTTTTGAGATTTAGCATCTCCTGATCCGAAACCAACCAGTCCTACAAAAGTAGAAAAGCTCTCCCAGTAAGACTCGAACTTACGACTTTCGCATTAACAGTGCGATGCTCTACCAACTGAGCTATAAGAGATTAAAAGAATAATCGGCAACCATACTGCAAGAATTGTAGCACAGTCACCGATACATATAAGAAGAGGAGTACAATATGAATATGTACCAATCTTAGAAATGATCTTTAGAATTGTTCAGAACCGCCAATGAATTAGTAGCGATGGAATCTCTTAGATTTTATCAGTTCACCAAATAAGCTGATTATCCGTAGGTTTACCAACCTAACATTAAAGTTAGCAGTTATGGCTGCTTGCACCACATACATTGTCTCTATGGACTTTATTGCCTCAGTATGATACGAGATCTAAATCACTGTTCTGAATTTAATTTGTGTTATATTGCGTCCGTATAGGACGTTGTTCTAATGTCTTCCGACAATTATATATTCTCTGTTTTATCAGCCAAGAAAAGCTGATTTCATTGTTTTATATTCGGGGCAGATAATGATACGTCTGCCCCTAGTATACTTTTTAAACTTGCAAGCCCTTACTTATTACACGCATTGGCAATGGCGTGGGAGTTTACTAACGCAACTCTGCGCTTTCTTCCCTCCATATTACACCCTCATTTGATACCCATTAAACTATTGAAAATACTACATTTTCAACAATTTCGTTCCGCAAAAATTGTGCATTATTTACAATTAAAGTTGCATAGAAATTTATTTGGATTCATTTTGTACAAGAGATTCAATGTTTTTCTTGTATATTTTGTTGCTTTTTTGTAACACGAAGGATTGTTGTTTATGCTATTCAATCCCAAAGCAGTTTCTATAAGTCTATTAATAGTTACTATATTCCCAATTTTAATTCCTTTCAGCTTGTCCAATACTTCATCTGATTTAGATATTAACATTTCTTCATATTCTTCATCATCACAGCTTATTTTTATCTGCTTAACATAGGAATCGTAATCTTCAATAATCTGTCTTATTTTTGTCATTTGTCTATCATTTGCTTTTCCTTGCATTTTAATAAAAAAATCTTTTGTAGGAATAGCAATAGTGGTTTCCGAGGCTTGAATTTTATTAATCCAATCTTCAAGCCAGTTCATAGGACATAATAATTCTCTATTAATACGACTTTTAAGTTTGTTTTTCGATTCATCAACTTCCTCTTGTGGTAGTTCTTTACCATCTTTGGTGTATTTAATTTCTCTGGTATATTTCATAAACTTAGGGAAATCGTACTTTTTATACTTTGGCTTACCTGATTCCGTATAACCAACGATTCTTTTAATGTTCATGCAAGAGAGTTTGCTAATTCTATCAATTTCTTTGTTGCCATCAATTTCATATTCTCTTTTGCATCCATCAATAATAACCTGTGCAAGAACAGAAAGAATAATAAAATTGTCATAGAGTTCTTTAAGTTTTTTCTCATCAGGATTATCTTTTTGTAATTCCGTCCAATAATAAGTCATTGCCAACTGAGCCAAATTACTTGAATATCCGATTCCCATACGTGACTTTGAAAACTTGTTATCCATAGCAGCATAATCTTTTTTTGTATTATTGTAGGTAATACCAGACTCTTGTAATGCATTTACAATAGTATAAAAATCTCTATAGCATCTTTCTGCACATTTGACCATTGTTGATTGATTTGTGACAAGCATAAAATCCGAGTCTTCATCCATCCCATTTGCCCTGTCTTGAATATCTGTATGAATACAATTAACTGCTATTATATTTTTACTAAATGCGAAATACTTATCCATTTCTTTAGAATAGACATTATGTAAATAGCATATATTGTTCGGGGAATTATGTGGATTTCTAAACGCTGCAAGATATTCATTATCATCAAAACGTTTAGTATAACACTGAATACAATTAGATTCTTGAGAAAGTGTTGGATCTTTTTCAAAAGCCTCACCAACAGAATAGAGCAGAAGTGCGTAAGGGTTACCACATACAGTCAAATTATCACCATTGACCATAATTTTTCCTTTTCTCATTCTAAAAACATATTGTTTAATTATCTCTTTCTTTTCATACCTAAAAAATTTACTATTCCCAAACTCATGATTTTGAGCATATAAATCAGCAAGCATTTCATAATGATTTACTTCATTTGCATTCTTTCTAAGAAACTTTTCAAATTCATCATTATCACGCTTAAGTAATTCAACATAATCAATGCTAATCTGAGCAATATCTTTTACATTATCCTTCGTACATGGAAGAGTATTAATCATCTGATAACTCAACTGTTGATATTGTCCTAATTTACTTGGGTGGTCGGTTTTTACAATGCCCCACATATCACCATCAGAATGAATTCTTTCACACCAATAGTCATATGCTTCAGTAATATTATTACCCATTAAGTCTTGAAATTTCTTCCACTTAATCGCATTATCAGTGGTTATCATCTTAATATCTTTTAAATAATGCCATTTACCAAACATATCTTGAATCTGGTATGTATTGTAATCATATCCATTCTTCTCACACCAATCTTTAAAGAATTTTTGAAGATAACTCTTAAAAGCACATGCTTTAAAAAGGTGATTTCTGAGTAATGCCATACCGTTAATATAAGATGGGAGACGAAGATAATTAGAATCAGCTTCGATTAGTGCCATACCATCCCAAATTGTATTTTTAACTTGACGTTTTTCTTCGGATACAACACATTTTTTACGTTTTTCAATTACCTTTTCGTTTTTATTAGTTTCTTTATTTTTCTTTTTGACTTCTACTTCGTATTCTTCTGCTTTAACAACTTTTGTCATTGTTTCAAAAAAGGAATCCTGATCTTTGAGAATTAGAATATCCTCAACAGGTATATGAAGTGTACCAATAATTGTAGATGTGGTAAGTGGAGCATAAGCTGACATTTCAACGATTTTCGCATTGTCATGACTCATTTTTTTTCCAAGTCCAATTGTTAACCAATCATATGCAATGTCATATAATTTACTATTTATGAAAATAACTTGTCCAAGTTTAGCTTTGGCACTTGTACGAAAAAGCATTTCATAATGAATTGTTTCTTCTTTAATTGTTCCGTCTCTGCGTTTACGTTTATATGTAACATCAACACCATTCTCGTAAAAATATTCTCTAATCTCATCTCGTGATTTTTCATTATACAAGTCTTTTCTATCTTCAACTTTTTGTAATGCCTGTTTAATACGTTCCTTAGAATCGCCATCAGTATCATTAAATAACTTTTCTAATCGAGTATGCTCATTATCATAAGAGCGACTTCCAAATTCATAATCAAGACAAATTATATCTCGTGTACTTTCATTTTTTTTACCAGATTTTCCTTTATAAATATTTAATCCGTTCTTTTGCAAGAAAAAACTAAATAAACTGTTGTTAAACATAGCATCAGTATATGTAAAATAATCTCGTGTTCCAAGATTAACATCATACAACATACCAGCACTGATATTTTTTATTTTAATTCCATATTCACTCATTCAGTATATCATCACCACCTTAATCTAAATTCTCCCAAAATTCATCTTCAGAATCATACCCACCATAATCTAAGCTCTCTGCAAACTCGTGAGATGATTTTGTAGAAGCTTTGTAATAACATTGCTCCAATTCAGAGCATTCTTCACATCTAAAATTGTTGTCAAATTCACATTCCGAAAGTTCATCTACAATCAATTCTTTCATTTCTTCAACATTGTCAAAATTATTATTCATATAAATTTACCTCCACTTATATATTCTCCAAATGAAATTTCTATTTATTCCTAATCCATAAAATAAACATCAACATATTTTTCACCATTCTCTAAACAGAGCAAATATGTAGTATATCCATCTATCAGCATAAAATCTCTGTTGAGTATAACCTGCGACTCATACATATTATTCTTACGGTAAAATTCACGTTTTTGTACCATTTTCTTGAATCTAGGGTGAGTAGCCCTGAATTCTTCTGATATAATAATGTCTTTGATATTTACCTTATATACTTGTCCAGATTTACAGAACATCTTCTTGATTTTTCTAATAATCTTATTCATCGTTCTCCTCCGTTTCATATCTAAATCCTAACCAATTAATCATCCAATTAATTCCAGCAGATCCAACGCAATCCTCATGTATATATTCTCCTTGTTCATTATCAAGATACCTTTCGCCTTGATAAATTCCTTCGTTGCAATAGCAGCAAGTTATTCTTGGGCGAGTAGGAGAATAGTAAGGACATCGTGGATCGTGCGTACCATCATATCTGTTACATAGACTACACATATAGTTATTCCATTCTCCTTTAATACAGTTGTGTAAATTTTTCAGTTATAATTTTTAGGCGAGTATTTGTTCACCGAATGGTGTAGAATTTTCTGTGCACTGTCAGAATAATAAATTCTCAGCTAGAAATGGTATCTCAGTTATTTTTATTATTTGGAACCTTTTCTTTATAACTTCTAATACTATTTTTCATTTGCATGTTACATGATCTATCAAATCTCCAAGCAGAAGCGATTTTATCTGCAATATTTTTACTTCCTTCATAGTCAGTACAAAAATCGGACTGACAGATAAGCCCACCGTATGTATTTGCGTACTTATGATTCTTTGATTCGATTGTTACTGTTTTGTTCATTTAATTGTTCTCCTTTGATTTTTAAAATTTTATTCATTGTAATCAGCTCCTTTTAAGTGCTGTGTTAATTGGTTACATATGTTTATTCTCTATTTATTAGGAATTTTGTGGTGAATTGTCTTTGATCCATTTTTTTAGAAGATTTCGCATTCGTATACTTGGGATATATACCCAAATTTCCTTGCCATCACGAATAGCCGATCTCCATATAAACTGAAGCATTTCAGAAAGTGCATAACCATTCTCATCTACACTAATATGATTTGTTGTGAAAAAATTTTTAATAAATGGATTGAGGTAACGATTTATAAGATATGCTACAGAAGTTCTGTCTCGATATTCATTGGTGGCTCTGCAATTACATGATAGATATCCTTTTGTATATCCTTTCCCTTTTAATATTTGTTGGTATTCTTTAAATGTAGTCCATATGTAGTCATTTGAATTTGTATTTCGCACATTATGGAAGAAATTATATATATTCTTTTTTAATATCTTCATTGATGCGTTGTTTTTATTTCGAGAATACCAAGAAAAAGACAAGTCAGAATCTCTATCGCCAATCATATTTAATTTTTCATTCTCACAAATATGAATTAGCTTACTATAATCATAAGATGTATATCTGATATTTGAGCTATATGGAATAAGATGATAATTTTCCATAGAATCGCCTTGAACAGACCAGTATGTATATTGAACTCCATAATAGTCATAGTAATATTTCTGCATTTGCATATCAAAATAATATGTAAGAATATAGATATTCCTAAATGAATTAAATGTCTCTATAGGAAATAACCATACCATTAAGTTATCTCCATAACATACAAGACTTCCTAACTCACATAAACGCTTTTCATTATCAAATTTACCATGATAATCAGAATATTCATCTTTCCATGTAAGCTGCTTTGTATCAGGATTGATTTCAACATATGTATTTTTTAATATCTCAAAATCCTGTTTGGTAATATCATATTCTTCTATAACATTTGCAACTTCATCCATTATAAGCGTATAATTTTGCGCTCTACATAAATCAATCAGTTCATTGTCGAATTTTTGAAATAGAGCATGGGTTGACACTATGTTATTACCATTGCCGATCAATCTCTTAAGATCTCTAAGTTTACTGCCCCTATCATCCTTTTCATCTTTTAAAAATGTAGGTGCTTTAAAATTCTTACCATTACAATACGTCCTATATCTGGTTATTTCATCAAGGAAAGGTGTTATTACCAAAAATTTCTCATCTTCATCTGATTGATTAATATAATTCATTATTGACTGAGTTTTACCAGCACCCATAATGGCATCTACAATATTAACTTTACAATTAAATTCCAATATAAAATCTCCTTTCTAAATACTTGTATATAACTATATTCTCCACTTAACGACAAAAATCTCTCCAACTGCCGTTTGGCTTGGCATAAAATTTTAACACCATTTTCAAAAAATAAGTTCTTGGATTTTTCCCTTATAAATTAAGGGTTTTTGAAGTTTTTGCAAAAATATGCCAAATTTGCAAAAGTTCTAAAATTGAAAAAAAAGCCTTATAAATCAAGGGTTTTTAGGGCTATCCCTTATAAAAGATATAATAAAAGTTCTAAAATTAAAATTCTTATATTTGTGGACTGCGTAAGCAGGACACAAGGGCATGAGCTTCGTAAGAAGCGATTGACCAACAACGCCGTAGGCAATGAAGTGTACATATATGATTATTCTCTTTTCTATTTTTTATTCTCATCCAAATTCACATAGCTGTCTTTCCAATAATCCTCTACAAAGAATACTGGTAATTTATCATGATATCTTTCATATATTTCTTCGTCTGGTATTCCAACCCAATACGGTTTCCATTTTTGTCTTTCTTTTTGTAATTCTTCAATCTCAGTATGATATTTTCCGTTTTGCAAATATCCTTTGATTTTTCCGCATACGGCACAGTAACTGCTCAATGATGTGTGAATTTTATCTTTTTCTTCTTGTGTAAATACATTACTTTTAAAATTCCATCTGTATTGAATTAAACATTCTTCATATTGATGTTTATGCTTAGATTTCTTCTTTGCTTTGGATATATTACTTTCTTTATGTTTGAGGTACTTTGGTGTCTCTGAATTGATTATATTGTTTGTATTGTTCATGATATAATTCCTTTCTTGATTGATAATATATTATTCTCTGTTGGGATTGCTATTTATTGGTTTATTTTATATATGTCTACCCTAGAGATGTTCTTTTCTTGCTAACGCTACGAAAAGACCGTCCCTATCAAGGGACTACATCTTGTGCTACGCACATTATCTGATGTATAATTTGGCAATTATGTATAAAATAATGTTTTGTACTGAAAATAATTTTGGTAAAAATCTACAATGAGTAACTTAAGTAGATGCATTTTTGACAGCGTAGAATAGCCCTAGAAATGTTTTTTATTGCTTTTATGATAACTTGTTGGGGTAAAAATTAAAAAGCCTTATTTCGGCTTTTAAATACGTTAGAATGATATATAATATTTTTGAGGAATTATATTAGTGAGATTTTATTTTATGAAAACATTTATATTGAAACATACTTATTGTAATTCTTTTTATATAAGAGTACAATTAAATCAAATATTTTATATAGGAGGTTTTTATTTATGAAGAAATCAAAGAGATTAAAGAGGGTATTTAGTTTTGTGTTATGTGTTGTAATGACTATTACCATTATTCAATTAACACCACAAAATACCTATGCTACCAAGAAGGTTAAATTGAATTATACAAAAATTACTTTGTATGCTGGAGAAGTAAAAAATTTGAAAATATATGAAGGGAAAACTGAAATATATTCTGCCAGATGGTCTTCTTCTAATAAAAATGTTGTGAAAGTTACTAATTATGGGCATATAGAAGCATTAAAACCTGGTTCTGTTAAAATAACCGCAAAATATAATGATAAAAATTATGTTTGTAAGGTTACTGTTAAGGATGCTTTAAAAGATCATGTAAGTTATGAGTTGATTGATATTCCTGAAAACAAAGATTTTAATAGAAATAATACTAATGCTATTAAGATAATAAATAACAATGATATTACTGTTGAAGCTAGAATTAAATGTAAACGTTACGATAAAGACGGATTTTATATTGGAAGTGGTGAAATTAGAGGTGTTGTAAATTCTAACAGGTATATTATTATTCCAATATCATATGATGAATATACAAGAATAAACTTAAGCAATGTTTATAGAGCCGATCCTATAGATATAGAATATAGCATATCTAATCCATATACTAATGGAAACTTTGAATATAGAGATATTATATTTAATAATAATTCAAATCGTAATCAATCAGCAGTGTGCTCTATATTGTATTACAATAGTGATAATAAACCAATTTGTATAAACACTTCTTATAGTATAAAAACAAATAAAATACCTGTAGGTGAAAAAATAAAAATATCTGATCGTTATTTATTGGATATGAAAGAAAAATATGATATCCAGAGAATTGAGATTTATTTATATTAGTTGTATATTGTTGAATATTTGTTTATTGGACTATGGCTTTGGCTATAGTCCTTTTTTATTGCTGTTTTATATATGGATATCTCTATTTAAAAGGTGATTTGTGCGAAGGTTTTAATACCCCCATATGTTGAGATTCTTGAGTGTGACTTTTGATGGAAAAATCGTTATCGGCAAAAGTGCTTATAAATAAGGATAATTTTGAAATTATGGGTGAATTTTTGATGAGATAGGAGTTTAATTTTTGAGGGTTGAAGTGGCTGAAATGCTTGATTTTAGTGGGATTTGACGATATGGGGTACGATAAGTGGTTTGAAGGGTGAAATTTTAGATTTTGCTTGATTTTGTTGGGATTTTGAATATTGGGAAGGGTTAGATTTTTGAGTTGGTGTGTGGATGAATCAGCTATAAGGTTTACTGTATTTCCAGCCCATCTAATTAGTTTTAACTACCCCGGGTTAGGCAAAAACAGTGGATAATAGATATATATTATACATTCTTTTTCTGATCCTTTGAACGTACTAATGTAGTTTTTAAAACTATATGATATAGTATTGATATTATTATTTGATATAATTCCATTATCGTTTTTATTCTCCACTTTTATACCAAAATCAATCATTTTTAGGTTCACATCCACCACTTTACACCATAAAACATACTCAAAAATGGGATAAGCTACCACCACACTATAATCTATTAGTAAATATTCACAACAAATCACACAAAAACCATACTAAAACTATAAAAAAGTTACAAATTGATAAAATATCATAAAAATGACTTGAAAATATCATAAAAATGATATATTATACAGTTGTCCGAAGGGATAGGACAAAAAACAAGTCCCATTGTTAGCACATCTGTAAAGAGGACACCGAACCTCACTTGATACCATTAGTTAAGATAGAACCATCCAAGAATGATGTAAAACCTCACGGCTACTTGTACAGCCATCCCGAAGCGGATTAAAAAAGCTATCATATATAGCAACGTACATAGGCACTTGATAGCAGTTATCAAGAGGTTGACTTGACACCTTAAAGAAACAAGTCAGTAAAGCCACACTATAGCAGGCACGTGAATAGTAGGAACGATAGAAACCTCATTAGTAGTCAAGTGGCTACTAATTACCATTCCGGCGATGTGTAACCGGCAACATAGCAACCAATAAACGTATTAAATAATCTTTACAAGTGTATCACTTGTTTGTGGTAAAAACATTAAATTACATAGCAGGTTCATTATACCACATTCAAAAAGGTTGTTTCAACCTAACAAGATTAAATAGTACAGTACCGCTTTATATGTCAAGCGTTAAAAGTATGGCAATACGACATAAGTATAGCAGAATACGCAAGCTATACAGTGTAATTGTAAATTATTACAATAAGCACGTTCGCACATTACAATAATAAGCCACCAAGTAAACATGAAAAATGTTGAATTATCCAGTCGCATTGAGCAGGCTCAGTCTACGCTTTTTTAAGCGGTTGTGAATTAAGCACATTTGAGAAGCGGTTCAAATCCGCTTGCGACTTTACCCAAAAAATTATTTTATAGCTATGCTTAGATCATAGCAGGAAGGACAATGTTATGTTAAAATCTGAAAAATTCTATTCAAAAACCAATGCACTCAAAGACACAAATTTTAACTTTGCAGGACACGTTAGAACTTTAGTTCGTAACACTGAATTATCACGGATGCAGGAAAAAAAATCATTTAAGGATGGGAAAAAAGCATTAGAGGATGCACACGCTGATATTGACGTTATGACTTGTGACACTAGTATTATCAATCAGACTTTAGGTAACGATGCAGGTCAATTCATCAAAGATCGTGAAGAAATTATTGCTTTAAAAGATGAAATTGCTACACTTTTACCGATTGACAACGTGACCGCACTTTGTCCTACAGATAGAGTACATATTACTTTGATGGCTCATGCTATCTATAAAAGCGTACAACTTGATATTGATATTTTCGACACTGAAAAAGGTGGTGTAGATATTTCTAAAGCTATTCAGGCTTACTATAGTAAAGGTTCTATAAAGGACTTGAAGGATGCTTTGCGTCCAGTATTCAATAAGTTAATCGGGTCTGAAGGTGACTATTTCTACGGTATCAAGACCAAAAAGTCCGACTTTACAGATAAAGATTTGCGCAACTTCCTAGCACCTTTTGGCGGTTCTGCTAAACGTGAGCAGGTCAAGTCTAAAAAGGATGGAGTAGAAACAATCACATTCAAGGACTTTAACTACACGGACAAATCAGGCAATAAAAAAGTACAGATTGCAGCCTTTACAACTCTTTGTGCAGTAGTACTTGACAATGCATCAAAACATGATGTTATCAAGCCAGAAGAAGAGAAGAAGGAAGAAACAAAATAGGATAACGGCTCACGCTGGGTTAGCAGGGTTCGATTCCCTGCTTATCCTTTAAAAACTATAAACGCAAATTAAAGCTATAAGTCTGCTTATTTTTAAGGAGGAATTTAACCATGTTAAAATTTAAAAAATCAGAAATTCATAAACTTGCAAACCAGATCGCATGCAACTCTGAGCTTTTCGGAGATGAAATTTGCTCCGTTACTTCTCAGCTAGTAACACTGTCAAACTCTGCAAATGAGTTTGGTTGTGCAATGGAAGGTAAAATCTTCGATTGTTGGGGTTCTTCTGTTTCAGTAATTGCTTTGCCTGATAAGGCAAAACATAGTTGGGAATTTTAGGAGGTGTACTATGTCAAAAATTAAGCACGCACAAAAATTTTATGTGCGTTTATGCAAGGGAACTGTCACGCATTTTACGGACAATTTTACGATCTATCCAGGTGCAATTTACGGCAGATACACCAACGAAAACGAAAAGCGTGTTTTTTGGGTGTGCGATGATTTTAGGCTTATAAACGGGAAATTACCCATTCATATCTTTTGTGGATATTGGCAGGACACGCTTGTAAATTCGACACATCCGATTTATAAGTGGGTGAAATCTGCGTGTGAAAAGCTGGGTTATATTCCTACGGTTCAAAGGGAAAATCTGTCTTTTGATAGTTGTAAAAGCATGATGAAAACATACGCTTTGCATAAAAAGGGAACTGGCTCACGGATTAACACGCATCAGATTAACAATCCGCTTGAGTGGAACGAAGTAACAGAGGCAGCGCACTGGTATGGTCATGGAAACGCAAGCGTTGTTGCGTCAAATATTAGATAATAGTATGCAGTACCGAAAGGCAGAATACACTAAAAGTCTGCCTTTTATAGTGCATACTAGCACTAGAATGGAGGTTCGATAGTATGGTAAAATTATAAAGGCAAAATAGGAGGATTACCATGCTAAAAATCAATGAATGGTCTGTAAACCGTAGAATAGAGTCTTTGCGTCAGATGGATAAAATGCTGTCTGAAATGAACGTAGGCTCACGCTATACTATATGGCAGGAATATGGAGGAGGACTAAAGGCAAATGCAGATGATACTCATGCAAACTGGAAACGTATTGCAGAAGATGACGAACTGTACCAGAATGCTATTTTTTGTTATATGTGTTGCACATTGGAAAAGTATACTTTACAAAATTTCAATGTAAAAGAGTAGTCTGCGAATTAGGGCAAGGGATAACTTTGCCCTTTTACAAAAGCGAAATTATATGCTATTATGAAAGGAGATGAATGACATTGGAGGCATATAAAAACATGAGAATAGAATATACAAGACTTTTTGACAAAATAAAAAGTGAAGGTATGACGCAGAAAATATTTATGGAAAATGCTAATATAAAAGCTGGTACATTAAATAAATTATTGCATGGAGAATCCGTTACAACGGAAATAATTTGCCGTATTTGTGACTACTTCCGTTGTATGCCTGATGAGATAATGGAATTCATTCCTGAAGAGAACTATCCAGAAGATATAAAGGCAAAGCAACAAGCAAAACAAGAAGTCCAGCAACAAATCCAGGAACTTCAAGCGAAACTAAAAACCATGTAGGAGGATATAATCATGACCGTAGAAAGAATGAAATATGATTTTAATGTGGACGTAGAAAAGGTAAATTTTCATCCATATCAACGTCCACAAGTAACAGCCATGTACTCAGACACAAACAAAGATGGATACTATATCATAAAGGAAGATGATGATTATGATGTGGTAGACAGTAAAACAAATTGTTCGTGTAAATTTATACATGATTTGTCTGATTTGGAACAGTAACTATCACAAGCACTTACACACAAAGCACCCAATTTTCGGGTGCTATTTTTATACCCAAAAACAATCAGAAAAGGAGAACAAATATGAAAAAGAAAATATTGTCACTCATTCTTGCAACAGCAACAATCCTTACTTCCTACACAGTAGGCACAATACAGCCAACGCAAACAGTCAATGCCTCAACTCCAAAGCAGATCAGTATAACAAATGCAATCCCAATCTGTGACATTGCTGGTTATTTCTATGACAAATATGGATATCTCTGCTTTGAGCTTGGCGATACAACAAAGCAGTTCAATAAGGCAGATGGATATTCGTATTCAAAAATCTGTGAGAAACTTCCGCATCTTAAAGATTTAGATGAAAACAAAACATATCCTTTGACAGCGAAAGTAACAAAGGTAAACAAAAAGAAAAACGTTGTCATTGTACAGGATTATAGCGGAAACAAATGGAAATTTCGTGGCTGTGAAGACTATGAAGATGGAGACATAGTATCTATGCTCATGGATAGTAACGGAACAGAAAAGGTAACTGATGATATTATCTTACAGGTCAGATATAGTGGTGCAGAGTGGTAAATAATAAGGAGGAGGCTCACAATGTCAGAGAAGCAGAAATCAATCCACAATGCCTATTGTGACTATGAAGTGGCAAAGGCAAGTAAACCGTCACGGATCTATTCAGTCCGGGCAGAAGTAAAACGAAACCATGGTATCAAAACCAACAACATGAGTAAAGCGATGTTAGCACAGACGTTAGCATCGCTTTTTTAGTACAGAAGGAGGAGAAAAGCCAAATGATAATTATCATTAAGGATGGTTATGATGTTATTGATAATCGTCCAGAAGCAGAAATCGCACAATCAGAGCGTGATTATTTTGAGGAGCGTTACAACAGAGAGTTGAAACGCAAATTGGAAGCAAACAAGCATCCATTTGCAAAGAAATTATTAGCCGCATGTGGACTGTTATAGAAGGGAGAGTGAAAATCATGGCAAGAACATTGCGGGATAATCAGGCATCATGGGACGCATTATTTTATGCGATTATTACAGGATGTACAGCGAAAGATGCATTATTAGCTATGGGAATCTGCCCAGACAGCGAAAATAATTTAGCAAGGAGAACAGAAAGAGAGGCGAAAAAATAAATGAAAGGATATGAAGTACCGGATGGTTATATGGGTTGGATCAATGGAAAATACCAGCTTTTTGAAAGCGAAAGCCAATATTACGAAACACTTTTAGAGAGAGAAGAGGTCTAAATGGCAAAGGAAATTAAGGAGACAGAAGATGAACTTGCTGATATCCAAAGCGATTTGGAAGATGAACTTGACGATGAAGATCTGACGACAGAAGAGAGGGAAGAAATTATTGACAGTTATCAGCCAGACATTGATGAAATCAAAGAGAGAATTGCAGACTTGAATGAAGAATTAGAGAATATCTAATCAAAGGAAATAAAGTTGGTAATTGGTCGGTAGAATAGGAGCGTGATTATATGAAAGAAATTGAAGTAAACAATGGATGTAAGATTGTATTAGAGAATAAATCACAAGGTATAGAAGTTATTCATTGTGACAGTAATGGAGGTATTGAATATAGTTACAATATTCCTGATGGCGATCTTGTAATGTTGCTAAATTATTACAGAAACTGTAAGAGTGGCAGAGAGAAATCTGATTATATATCAGAAGGTAAAATTAGAAATACGAACACGGATATTGTTGAATATATATAGTCAAAGGAAATTGTAATTTACAGTGAAATTTTAAAAAGATAAAAGGTGATAACTATGAAGAAAATTATTAATGGGAAAATGTATAATACAGAAACAGCAAAAGAGGTCGTAACATGGAGTAATTCATATAATTTTGGTGATTTTAATTATTGCGAAGAAACACTTTACAAAAAGAAAACAGGTGAATATTTCCTGTACGGAATGGGTGGAGCGTTGAGTAAATACGCAAGATCGTGTGGAAGTAATGGAAGTAGTGGCGGTAGTGAGTTTGTTCCATTAAGTGAAAATGAAGCAAAAGAATGGATGGAACGTTATGCAGGTGCAGAAGATTATATTGCAGAATTTGGTGAAGTAGAAGAGTAATACAGAGAATAATAAGGCAGACGCAAACAAATGTGTCTGTCTTATTTATTAGGAAGGAGAACGAAATGAACGGATATGAATATATTTGCGGAACGGCAGCACGGTTTAGAAAGAAGTTCCCGAATTTGTATGAACGAAAAGAAAAGAAGTCTGTGTTCATTGATTCAAGCATGTTAGACAAGATTGAAGATATTCCAGACGAGATCAAAGCAGAACTGATAGGCAAATCAAGAATATCACGGATGAATAGAGAAGACTTTGCAATCAATACAGAGGATGAAAACGGATATAAATATTATCTTGATATTGATTGTAGCTGCTATGACTTCTATAAAAACGACAAATTGATTTATTCAGTATTACATGTAGATGGTGCAAGATGGAATGTATATAAGGAAAATATCTATGGCGATTATGAAGATTCACCTGTAAAGTCAGGTAGTTTAAATTGGAGTAAAAACTTAAATTTTAAGTTAGGTAGAATTGACATTAGTGCTTATGAAAGCGAGGTTGATTGATATGACAATGGAAATATTAAAAACCAGAATAGATGAAATATTAAAGAAAATGTGGGGTGTAAATGAAGATGGTGGCATCGAAATTTATACTGACTATAGAGAAAGAGAACTTTCTGATAGTTTCTTAAAAGAGATATTTGAGCATGATAATCCAAGAGAGGCATTTAATGATGAATTAGCTGATTGGGCTATGGATTATGCGATGGAGTATGGAGAAGATGAACTTGAAAAGGATATTCGTAAAGAACTGACAGATGAAGAGGAAGAGTATTTTACAGATAATTTTGATGAGATATGGGAATATGTAAAAGAAAATACATATTTTTATTACAACGCAGAGGATTTCAATAATGAAGTCAAAGTAAATATCATGGTGGATTGTGGTAATTGGAATTACGATTGCGTTTGCGATAATGTTCTGAATTGGTATGGAAATTCAGGAGATGGAAGTATTGATAAAGAGTCATCTATGCTGTGGTTAGCAAAAACACAAGGTAAAGCAACTGCGTTAAGAAAGGCTTGCAAACAAGTACATAGGGATGACGGATATTATGTAGATAGAGATAAGAATAAAGACAAATTTATTGAAAGCTGCATACAGGAATTTGAAAATCTTCCGTCACATATGGCAACTGTAACGTTTCTTGTAAAAATGCCGTTATTTGATTTATTTGACTTAATCGAACTACAGAACAAAGAGTATGACGAAAAGGGAAAATATGATCCACGAAAGAATGAAAATTCAAAATCTTACATGGTTCTTGGAAAGGAAACTATGTGCGGATTATATGATCCTTGGTCTGGCGGTGGTTCTGTATTAGAAATAGAGTTGGATAAAGATGTAAAACTACCTATTAAATACGCAATCTTTTGTGTCGAGGGATGTAAAATGCATGGATATGACATTGATGAAGTTTATGGATTGATTGGTAGCTGTTGGAAAGAAACAATAAAGGAAATAAAAGAGGTTGCGTAAACCAAAGGAAAGAACTGTTTCAGGATAGAAAGTGAGGAAAATAAAATGGTTGATTATACAAAAATTACTGTATCAAAAGATGGTAAATACCTATTTGCAACAGAGCAAGGACATCTTACGTATCCGGGGGAAGCAAAAGTGATTTATAAATTGCTAAAAGAAAAATTCCCAGAAAGCGAAGGATATAAGGTTGATGTGATGATGTGGGAATCAAGAGGATATGAACCAGATTGGGTGAAGGAGGTACAAAATATGAAAACAATAATTGATAAAAGCGAATGTAAACCATTAAGTGACAATATTGAAGGCAAGTTGGTAGTAATTAAACCAGATTTTTTCAAACCAGAATTTAGAGATGCAAAATATCAAATTGTACTTGCAACTGGTGGTTTTGGATGTGATGCAGATAAATTTGGAACTGCTGTGTTTGTAACAGAATGTTGTGAAGATCCCGAAGAATATAGGCAAGAAAGATACAATCTTATTGGTGAACCTACAAAAGAAATGATTGAGAAATGGAAATCTTTATATGGTGAGTTTAATGAGAAAGTACAGAAAGCATTGGAGGTGTAGTAATTATGATGACAGAAGAGAGATTCAAAGAGACTAATTATAAAATGAGTTACGAGGAATACAAGAAATGCTGTTGCCAAAGATGTATGAAGGAAGATTGCATTCATAGAGATGCATATAGAAGATTGCCTGAAATTGATGGTGGTCTTGGTTTGTGTCCTAATTTGAAGGAGAGTGATTAGTATGAGATTAGCTTATTTTTGTCATTATGACGGGAATGAATGTAAAAGAGAAATACCAAAATTAAATGAAATAGGAGAAGTTATTTTTCCAAAAGGATACAAGAAAGATAATAGATATTGGGATTCTTGTGTGTCGTGTGATAGGAATTACTCAATGTGCGGAAAATGTTATGGAAATTTAAAAATAGTTAAGGAGTGATTAATATGTATAAGTTGCGAATATATAAACTGTCTGGTTTAGATAAAGGAAACTTAGACCATGAGGAACTGTTTGATACTAAAGGTCAGATGGATAAAAGATATGATGAGTTATTCAAAAAGGAGCTATACAGTTTAAATCCTACGGCATGGAAACAGATTGATGAGAACAGATGGTGTCGATTGGAGGGATATTAAAATGAAAATAAGAACATATCAAAACAAGAGAAATAAACGGAAATACATCGAGGTACACAATGACGGACATTATCACAATTCTGTCCGTCAATACATAGAGTATGACCAGAAAGTTGCTGGTCGTAAGGTTGGAGTTGTTAGAAATTATACCGGTGATGGGAAACTTCATCGGTGGAGAAAAGGCAACCTAAATGAGCTACTAGAAGACTACAAGGAAGTATGAGTATGTGTAGAATAGCAGGAATTGTAATCGAGCATGGTAAAGATGACTTCGGTTATTGGGAAGGATTTAGTCTTACCGAAGCTGAAGAAAATGCAATTTGGGATATTTTGAGAAAACATGATACTGAAGGTTGCTCAATTAGAGGAACACGAAAAGAAATTGCAAAAGAGATTGGAGAGTGATTGACGTGGTAGATCAGTGGACGGGCAAATGGACGGAAGAAAAAGATTATAGTACATATACAAAAGAGAAATGGTGCGATTGTGATTACATGGCAGTGTGGATTAGAGAGCAAGGATATAAACCAAAAACATCAATGAATAATTTACTTGCATCAATTTTTGCACACTACGATTGTGAAATTGAAGATGAAGATAGTAGCTACAGAATAAATAATGGAAATTTTGACTCAGAAATTGAAGCTATACAGGCTTATGTAGCTGATACAGGATTAAGCGAATTTGATTATGAAGCATAGATTGGAGTGATGGAAATGAAAATTACACAGACAAGAGTAAAACAATATAACAGTACATACAAAACAGTTATTGCAATTGATGGTGTTCCTGTATGTATTACACGGAGTAATAAGAGAGCAAGTGACATTATTTCTTATCTATCAGGATACGAGGTTGAAATTAACGATGGAAAATTAAAGAAGCAGTTGGATAAGATTAGAGATAAGAAATAGCAATTTCAAATTAAGATTGGAGAGTGATTTTATGGATAAGAAAAGCGAAGAATATTTAAGTCGGTACATAAAACTTACAGATAAAATCAAGCAGAAAATAGAATCTCATGCAAATAGATACAATATAAAAGCAGAAATTTGTGCATGGTATTTAGATTGGGAAGATTTTTGTTCAGACTGGTGTGATGGATGTGGATATAGTAGAACAGAAGCGAGAAAGCTATATCATGGTGGAATTGGTGAGTTTATGAATTTACCAAATGGAAATGGAATTGTAAGATTTGTGATTTAGAAAGGAAGGTTGACGATTATGGGCAATTACCAGAAACGGAAAGCAGAAGTAAGGCAAGAAGCAATTGATTGGCAATTGGATTTTTGCAATCATAACTATACATGGGGTGAACTCGCAGCTTATGGAGATTATTTTTATAATTTAGGTAGAAGATATGGACTATTAAGAGAATTTAGAGAGAATGGAATTTGTTAGAAAGGACGGTTGATTATATGGCAAGATATAAAATGATAATTAACACAGATACATATAAATGTGGAAGATGTAGTAAAAAGAATTGGGAACCTGGTACACGAAATGATTACATGATTGCAATAAACGGAATAACGAGAACTCTTTATAATATGAGAGAAGTAATGTGGCAGCTTGAATTATTCCACGGAAATTCATTTGTTATGTCGGAATACAGTGATGATAACCCAGAAGAAAATTATGGATTATCTGATAGATATATTAAATTTCTAAAGAAAAATACAATCAAATATCATGACAGGTTGTGTGATTTGGATAGACAACAGTATTTATCGGGTTATGGTTGGATGCAGGGATATTTTTCTATTGGGAAAGTAATGGAAAAATTGAAAAAAGAAGGAACTGTTAAAATTCCGTTTAGTTGGCTCTATGATATTAGGCAGTATGATAAAGCTATGAATGGTTGCTATATGGAAATTACAAAAATTGGATAAGGAGTGATGATTATGTTAAAAGCAATAAATATTAAATGGGACACAGACGGAGACGAAGAAGTATTGCAGGATTTGCCAACGGAAATGATTATTCCTGATGAATTGGCAGAATATTATAGTGCAGATAGAGAGTATACAACGGAAGAGATTTCTGATTGGCTGTCTGAAGAAACAGGATTCTGTCATAGTGGATTTGAGATTGTAAAAGAAGTTACAAGACAATCTGTTGAGAACGAATTGTTTGATTTCTTCAATGACAAAATGAAAACTGGCGATGCACCTGAAATTAAAAGAGTTGGTCGTTATCCGGAAGAATATATCACAATAGATAGCGGAATTGTTATTGATTGTGTAGGTGAAAGGCAGATTAGATTGATTATTCAGGTAGATTAAGGAGTGATGATTTATGAATTATACTTATTTTGGAAACAGAATCGAAAGAAGTTCATTAGGAAATCTGGGATTACAGTTATTAGAATCTCAAGAGAAATTAGTTTCTCAGGAATATGAAGTTGAGAATCTTAGAATTAAAGCAGCTATGTATAAAGCATATTTCTTTCGCAATTTCATATTAGCAGAAAAATTAGAAAAACAAAGTGAAGAAAACAGAGATGCACTTATCGGAGAGTTTGATGGTTTTTCATATGCAAGTTGGAGAGCTAATGCTGTATATAGAACGCTTGAAAATATGTTCGATGAAGGACTATTAACTGAAAAAGAATATAGAGAATGCAAAGTATGAATCAAGAGTTTCAATAGAAAATTGGAGGAAAATATTATGAAATCAGTTAAAAGAGAAGAATTACAGGGAGCAACAATTGATGGATTAAAAAATCTTTTAGATGATGTAAATCGTAAAATTGTGGAAACTAAAGAATTCTTAAATGTTCTCAATGAAAATAAAAAAGTGTATGAATCAGAATTAATCGAAAAGCAGAAAATCAAAACAACAAACATAATAAAAATACAAAAATACAAAGGTTGTTTTTCTTCTACAACTGATATAGAAATATATCTTGATAAAGTAGATAAAAATGGAGACTTAATTGAAGCGGTAGCTTTCCGAAGACTTAAATATAGCGATAGAACTTTACTTTTCGATGAATTAACAGCATTGTATGAGGAGTATGGGTTTGAAAATATTATTACAAGTATGAAACTTACAAAATCTATTTCTGAAAAATATAATGTTGAATTTGATGAAACAATGAAACGATGATTTATTTGGTTTAGAAAGTGAGGAAGACAATATGAGTACAAGAGGACATGTAGCAATCAAAGAAAATGGAAAATATAAATATATTTATAACCAACATGATAGTCATATTGATGGATTGGGTATTACCTTATACAAATATTATAAGGATGTAAATAAGGTAAAAGAATTGATTGCATTAGGAAATACATCAAGCATTGGTTCTACAGTTGAAGAAGGTGGAAGTAAAACATATAAAGAGCATTTAGATAAGCCATTAGAACAGAGAGGAACGGTCGCAGCTTTCAGGGATATCAACAGATGGGAAGATTGTTGTGAAACTACAGAATGGGAAGATGAAAAACCATTGGAAACAGAATACCTTTCAGATGTATTGGGACAAGATTTTACTTATATATTTGATACAGAAGATAATAGATGGTATTTTGCTTATTGGAATGATAAATACAGATTAAGAGATTTAGAAAAGACATTACATTCAAAAGAATTATTGGAAAAATTGTTTAATGGGATGTATATAAAGGATTATTTACCAGAATTTTACAATAAATGTTTGAATGCATAAAACCGCATGAAACGGAAATTTACTTGGAGAATATATAAGAGGTTGGAATATCCAATCTCTTATTTTTATGGAAAGGAATGGTAATTACTATGTTTAATTACAAAGATTTTAAGAAGGAAATGTCTAAAAGAGGACACGAAGTACATAAGAATGGAAAGTATCTTACAATTATTCCTAATAATAATTACGAGGGATACAGTAAAGGGTTTTTGTTTGCAACGGATATCATTAAAGGCTTTGAGGATGTATTAAAGTTACTAAATATGGATCATTTTAATACTTGGATATATAGTGCAAAATTTAAGATTGTATGATAAAATTAAAATAACAGTAATAGGAACGTAAACAATTATAACGGAGGTAATTATTATGGCACAGTTAATTGGATGTTTGATTGCAGGATACTTCTGTATTTATCTTCCTTGGAAAGCGAATCAAAAGGAAGAATCTCGTAAGAGACAAGATATGTATAATAATCTCAACAAGAAGTCGGTAGATGAAATGGATAAATGGCGAAAATAATATAGAAGAGAAAAGAGGTTGATGAATATGTTCGGAGGACTATTAGCATTCTTAGGAATTTATGCAGGAAGTGCTGCAAAGGCATCTAAAGATAATTATGATATGAAGAAAACTACTCGTAGAGTTGATGAAAATGGGAACGTGCATTATATGGACAGATTGTGCAATGATTACATCAATGGAGAGCGAGTAAAGAGGGTTGAAACTACTGATAGAAACGGAGTTAAATTGTATTCAACTGTTGGTGTAAACAGTAGTAAAGTGTATGACACTTCTTATGGGAGGGGTACACAGCAGTTATTCGAAATGAGTGAACGTGAAAAGCAAGATGCAATTGAAAGAGGCAAATTAGCTTATATGCAGTACAATCCTTATTTTGGAAGATCGGTTACAACGGAGATTGCTACTGGTAGAACAATTACTTGTCTTTTTGCATGGGAACATGGAGATAAACCAATTTATAAGAAATGGTACTTCAGACCTGAATGCCAGGATAAATTCGGCTATAGAGAAACTGTTAAAGGCGATTATGGAATCGACATTACAAAAGAAGAATACTACAAGTTACAGACTATTGGAATTAGTTATTCGAATCTACCAAGCGATCAGAAAGTATTAAACGACCTATGGGGAAGGAATTGCGTAAAATAAAAACAGAGAAGGGATTACCTTCTCTGTTTAATTAGTCACGTAATTCGAAAAGGTACTAAACCTAATCTTCCAACACAAAAAATATAATAGCATTAAATATTAAATATGTCAATGAGGTGATTAAAATGAAAAAAGACAAATTAACAGCAGAATTTTTTGAAAATGCGATTTGCAAAAATAAAGACATAGAAACAAAAGAATATTGGAGTAATATTTTTAAGTCTAATTTGAAAACTTTTTTGGATGAAGTGGATGAGAATGACTTTAAGGAAATTAGAGATGATGTAAATTCAGATTATCTAATGGATTATAATACATATCAAAATCATTATAGTTTTATTTGCGAAGTGATTGACATAGATATGGAAGATACATATGAGCCATATAAAAGGAAAATAGATAAAATTGAAAAATTGTCTGAAGGATATTCAAACATTATTAAGAATTTTCCAGATGATGTTGATTACGCTGTTGAGTTTTCCAGAAGTAGTTTGTCTGTATATCTGAATATTAATATTCCTGTTACAGAGGATAATATCGGTAAATTTCTTAATATCGGAGAAACAATTAGAGGGATTAATATTACAGAAACGTACTCTGAATATGAAGAAAATGATTACAAGAATAAAACAATTGTGATTAGAATGTCAGATCACGATTTTGGTGGAAACAGAGACTACTCATATAGAATTCCTTGTATTAACATTGTTTTAGAGAATAAATAGATTGGAGTGATAAGAATGAAATCAAATTGATGAGATAGAAAGAGATGCATTGTTGAAGTATAATAAAGAATTTACTAAAAGATATTATTAATTAAAATAATGGATTTAAAACGGAGAAATAATAATGCTATTATACAAAAACGTAGATATTTGTGATTTGAAGTCCATAATTGAGAATGGAATTCTGAGCATGGATGAGTGTGGAAATAATAATTGGGACGAAGGAAAACGAGCAGAAAATGATACATCGGTGGTATATTTATTTAGCCCGATTGGTAAACAGAACTCATTCCCTAATTATGGTGCAGCATTGTTGGAGATTCAATGTGAAGCAAAGGAAAATAAAATTGGTAAAACAGATACACATGTAGATGATTATATAGAATATATTACAAAAAGAGTTGAACCATCAGAAATAAAAAGAGTTATTATTCCTAAAATTTTTAAAGAATACATTTCAGTTCCTCAAAATGTTGGAATTACATGGTGTGAATTGAAGGCAGAATGTTATGGTAATAATGGATTAGAAGAATGTAGTAATAAAATTTTGGAACAGTTCGCAAAAACCGCTCCATTAATGAATTCTACGGAATTTAATTTCTTTAGAGGTACAACTGAAAAACGCACGATGATTGATTTGTATAATATAGAATACATATTCTAAGTAAATAATAGTTTCATTGGAATAGAGGAATGGTGAGTGATAAAAATTTATTGTGATTGTTGTAAGAGAAAAATCAATGATATAGAGCCAAAATATTCGATAGAAATTAAAAAAGGAAACGATAAAGAAATCATATTAAATGATGTCTGCGACGATTGCTTTGAACGATTTAATAGCATTATTGAAAATGCGGAAAAATGGAGAATAAACAATAACAATTGAAACCAAGTTTTCTTTTGGAAGGAGAATATAATAAATGAAAGAAACAAAATATAAAACAATAAAAGATTTACCTTCTACTGTTGAATGTTGGGATGAACACGAAACAATTCCAGTTAATACTGTTTGTAATGTTAAATATTGGGAAGGTTCAGACACTATATGTTATAAAGATAAATTTATATGCGATGTCGATTCAGAGATGGCAAAAGAATATTTTGAAGAAATCGCATAAGTAAGGAAATCTAAGTTTACTATGAAAGGATGATATTTTATGGAAAAATTAAAAACGCCAACATTGGATAAAATGGTAGAAATTCAAGAACAGTCACAATTATGCGGAGAATTTTTGGATTGGTTTTTAAGTAAATATACTGTATTTGACAGAAAGCAAAAGAGGGAAAATCCATTTGCTGATGTTATGGGGAATGGAGACTATATTAACAAAGAAAAATTGCTTGCTGAATTTTTCGGTATTGATTTAGACGAAGCAGAAAGAGAAAAAGATATATTACTTCAAATAGAACAGAATAAACATAAAGCACATCATTGTAAGTTATGTGGCAACTATATTGAAGAAAATAACCTTAGTGTATGTGACAAGTGTGCATCTGAATATCAGATATAAAAGCCAAAAAAATTAATTTTACTATGAAAGGAAAATGGAATATATGGAAAACGAATATAAAGTAGAAGAAACAGATTTTGGGACTAGAACTTCCCATCCGTCATATGGAACTATTACGTTTAATAGGTCACATGGTGGAAAGACACCATTATTCGGAAGCAGCATTGAACATAGTAATGTAATAACAATGGAGTTAAGACATGCAGATATAGAGCGTGGATTAAATAGAGATTTGGTTTATGGTAAAGCTTCTATTGCAGAAATAGAGATGAGTTATTCACAGTTCGCTGAAGCGATTACATCTTTTGGATGTGGTTCTGGTGTGCCATGTACCATCCGTTATACTGAAAAGGATGGGAGGATTCCCGAATGTGATTTTGTTAGTAAAAGAGAACAGTTTACTGATGAATTCAAAGGTAAAACAAAAGATGCAATGAATGAGTCACAGCAGTTAATTCAGGATGTAACTGATTTGTTTTCACAGAAGAAAACACTAACAAAGGCAGACAAAGAAGCTGTAATATCCAAACTTAGAAAATTAAGTATGGATCTTGGATGCAACTTGGATTTCATTGCAGACCAGTTCAATGAACAGATGGATAAAACTGTTATGGAAGCAAAAGGCGAAATTGAGTCATTCTGTCAGAACAAAATAAATGCTATTGCAAGTGCTGCGTTGGTAGAGCATAGAGATGAGTTTCTAAAATTGGAAAATCCAGTTGATATTGAGAATGAGTAAGGCAAAGAAATTTAACTTTCCTTTGGTTTAGAAATGGAGAATATTATGTCAAGAAGAAATTTATTTATAGGTATTCCAAATGACAAATTAAAAGAATGCTATGATAGTTATGTTAGAGTGAGTTGTAAAAGGGAGAATGAGCAAGAATTATTTTCTGATTTGGTAACAGAATATAAGACTTTTGTGGAAAGCGAACATCCAAAAGCAGCAGAAGCAGTTTGTCAGGCTGATATGTTTAATGAGATTGCACATAGATTTTTCAAAATTGTAGATGTCATTAAGGATAAAGAATTTTGTGAGATTATGGGAATTGAGGTGAAATAAATGGAAAGACTTGATATTTATAAAACTAATGATGGGAAATCTTTAGTTCTTTTAAACAATGAAACTGATTCGAACGGATATATAAATTATTTACCAATTACAAATAATGCAAATGGTATGAGTGTTAATACAAAATCTGGCAATCCTGTTATTATAGATATAGATAATGTATCTATAATTAAGCTGAACAAGTTAGGGTCATACATTGATCATGTAATAGAAAGTGATTTTGATTTTAAAATTAAGTGGTATATTGATGGTAGGCAAAGAGAAGAGGTAAAAGATTGAGGTGAGTAAAATGAAAGACAAACCCAAATAAAAGCGAAATTATCAGTAGAAGTTGAAGCTGAATTTTATGACAATGAGAGCAGTTTAAGAGAAATGGATTTGTAAAGGCAGATGAAAATGCAGAATTAGTAGTATAGAAAGTGGCATATCTATTATGAATAAAGGAATGTATCGCAATGATGAAATAAAATATAAAATTGATACATGTGTACAACAATCAATGTATGAAAATAATAAAGAACTATGGAAAGTTATTTTAGAGTTACAAACAAAATTGTATGATGAATTTGGAATAGATGAATAATCCAATGAATGAATGATTTGCTTGGAAGATTGGAAGAGGTGATATAAAATGACTAATGGTATTAAAGAGAAAGACATTCGTGATATGCAAAAATGCTTTGATAAAATTGAAACGATTCTAAAAAGGATTCAGGTATATAATCCTGAAGCACGAATTATTTGTATTGAAAGTGATACAATAGCTCTAGTTAATTTCAATGGTGAGTTTATTGATTCAGCTCCACAAATAAAAGATGAACATATTGTTGCAAGTCAAAACATACCAGCAATGGATAACTATTGTTAAAAGAAATGACGATTTCTTTTGAAAATTTGGAGGTGAATAGATAATGGATAATATAGTTTATATGTTTGGAATTGCTCTTTTAGAACATGATGGATATTGTGATTTTATGGATGACAGTACACAGTATAAAGTTGTTAAATGGAAACTTTCAGATATGAATAAATATAACGGAGAATATGCTGTTATAGGATTCGATGGTTCATTGAAAATATATGAATCAGAAGGTAAAAAAATATTTGACGGCTCATTACTTGATTCCTCTGATTTTTGTAATAAATTAAGAGAAAAAATATAACCCAAAGAAAAATTGCTTTCAAGTGGAGATAGATGTGTTATATAATATTGGTGATAAATTAAAATGTAAATATGAATTTAGCGGTGAAACCGAGGAGCAGCAATGATTAATTTGAATTGGTTGAAAAATAAGATATGTGAAAAAGAGATTGTTTGGGATAAAATTCAAATGTACGGAGAAGAAGAACGAAAATTTAGCTATTGGATAATGGCAACCATCTCCACAGATAATAAGATAGAATGGTATATAAAAAATACTGCCATTGATGAAGTAATTTTCGAAGGAACAACATATGAATCTTGCGTTAATTTTCTTGAAACACTTATGAATAAGTTGGTTGAAACAGGAAAATATAAATATTTGGAATAAGTAAAATAGAAGCAGGGTTTCCTGCCTCTTTTATTTTACATAGAAATATGGTAAAATAAAAACAATTATAAACTATAACATGAGATGTGCCGTTTTACGGAAACAATTATAACAGGAGGGTTCAGAATATGAATTACGATGAAAAGAAAGATCTTCTTAAAAGAGTAAAAGAAGGCGCAGAAAAGAAAGAATTCCATGTAAACAACATCGAAGAATGGGGATTTATTTGTGGCGCATGGGTAGATTATATTTTAAGAAATAGTAATTTGCCAGACAGAATCTACAAAGGTAGAGAAACATGGATGATGAAAGCACTTGATGGAAATAAAATAGAACCATTTAAGAAAAAATTGATGGAAACTTTCACGAAACAGTATATGTGTATTGTAGGAGAAACTGAATTTTTAAATGGGGTTTTTCTTAGTATTTTAGAGTGTGATATTGAAGATGGAGAAAAATGGTCAGATGCATCTGAGATGTTTTCTGCTGGATTGGTTTCGGAAGTAAATTGGTAATTGAAATATAAATTTAATATTATAGTAAGCAAAGCAACTAGATTAAGGTCTGGTTGCTTTTTTATTACAGAAAAGGAGTGATAATAATGAATATGGGAAATCCAAAAAGAGCATCAAGATTTTTATGTCTTCATTGTATGAAAATTAACCAGTTAGGAAGTGGGATTCAAAGAGGTGGAAACCAACGTAAGAAAAAACATATCAAAGATTTAACATGTTTTAACAAAGGTTGCAACGGAGAAATTACAAAGAATATAGAAATTCGTTGGTGTGATGATTATTTGGAAATGTTGGATTATGCTCAAAGAATTAGATCACGTTATTATGCGGATAAAGTAGAGAATAATATGTAGAAAGGTGGAACATAACATGGAAAATTATAAAATCAGTTATAATGGTGATGCTTATGTTGAAAATATTCACCATATAGGTGTTGAGTATGATGGAAATTATTATAGTGTGATTTTCGGAGAATATGTAAATGGAGGATTCTTTAGTATTCCGAACTGGAATTGCGGTGGTGAGTTAGCTGAGTTTAGTGATATCTCTTGGAATACAGAATCTATTCAGAAATCATTAAAAAGTAAAAGAGCAGCTAAAGCTATTGCAAAAGCGATAGCAGATTACACAAGGGAGTGATAATTATGTGTTATAAGATAGAAGTACAAAATAAAAATGCTGAAAAGCTTAATAGGAAGTTAGATGAGTTGAATGCACCACAGTTTTTAAGAGATTACTTGAATGAATTGGAAAGCAAAAGTGGAGCGTTAAATTATTTAGTGGCAATTAAAGATTTTTTACAGTGGTTGATTGAAAGTAATATTATCAAGAAGAAATCAATTTCTGAAATAGAAGTTTCTGATTTTAGCGACTTGCGACCACAAAATATTAGTTCATACCTTAGATATAAGGAAACAAATGGAATGTCGCCAACCACAACGGAAACAAGAAAGAATATTATAAAAAGTTTTATAAAAAATGTATATTCATATAGAGAATGTTTATTGAGAGAACTCTATAACAGTATGGAGGATTTTAGTAAACAAATAAAATATAAAGGGATATCTTCTAAAAACAACTTAACACAAAAACTTCCAACAGAAAATCAGCTTAATGATATGGAAGAAAAAATAATGTGGAAAAAGGATGAATGTGTAAGGAATAGAAATATTGCTATTTTTCGTGTTTTAAGAGGAACTGGAATAAGAGAGTCTGAACTTGCTGGCTTGGATTTATCAGATTTGCATTTAGATGAAAATGGTGAATGTATTGATCTTAATGATATGTCACATATTATGGTTTTACCAAAAGGATATCAAAGAGAAACTGAAAAAAGACCTGTATATCTTACTGGATCTGCTCTGAAAGCATTAAGAGAATGGCTAGAGTACAGAAATACATTGAATAATATTGTAGACAAAGAAGCTGTGTTCGTAAATAAAAATGGTACACGTACAACAGAGAGAAATATCAAACAGATATTTGAGAATTATGGAAATGGTATTACTCCACATATGATG